TGTGTTGTAGCAGTGGGTGTGGGTGTAGTAGGAACAACCGGCGTAGGATCAGATGGTTGATTATGTTGCGAACCATATGCACTAGCGTATGCACTAGCATACGCAGCCATTGTGTTTGCAGCAAGCACATTGTCGATCTCTTTTTTTAATATATTTTCTTCGACTGTCTCCTTTGTCGCAGCCTCAGCCATATTATTCTCCTCGTTTTGTGTTAATATATCCTGAATCATATCAACTGCGGGTTTGTTCATATAAAGTTCAACTGAGGTTGTAGCTGGTTCAATCAATTCATTATCTACAATATCATACGTGAGATACAATATACATGCAAATACAACCGCATGTAGTATAGTCACGGCTAAATGATTTCTTGTCGACATTTCAAATATGAAATTTGGCGTTGTGATAATGAATAGTGAAAATATGTATATAAATAGCAAAATGTTCATTTTTATCTTATACATACTAACTGTATTAAAAATATGTGTAAACTGTTCTTTGAATTTATCGAAATAATATGTTTCAATAAATTTTTTACGCTACCATCAAAACTACATTAAAATCTTTATTACATCACTACAAAGAAGTCCAATATGTTATTATTAATTTGGTTTTTGAAATAATCTCTCCAATAATTTGTTATCCAAACATCCCTAATCCTTGCGGGTAAGTACTGCTTGTATTACGCGGATTCGTTAATGTGCCGCTCCAAGAACTGACTTTTGAATTATCCATACCGGGTACACCATAGAACATATAACCTGTATTCACTGACGGTATTACACGCCAGTTATTGAGATTCTGGTTAAATGCCCTAGTATTAGCAAACATTTGGAACATACTGTTCACCCTCGATACGTTCCAATTACCAATATTATCGTTAAAAGTGGTTTTCCCGTTAAATAGATTACTCATATCAGTGACCGCACTCGTATCCCAACCACTAATATGTCCATATGTTGCGGTTGCGGCGGTCGGATTAGCTATCCATGCATTCACTGCGGTTGGAATATTTGCTTGCGTGATTGGTGTTGTAGCAGCAGCAGCCTGTGCTTGTGCTTGTGCTGCAGCCTGTGCTTGTGCTGCAGCCTGTGCTTGTGCTTGTGCTTGTGCTGCAGCCTGTGCCTGTGCCTGTGCCTGTGCCTGTGCCTGTGCTTGTGCTTGTGCTGCAGCCTGTGCCTGTGCTTGTGCTTGCGCTTGCGCCTGTGCTGCAGCCTGTGCTTGCGCCTGTGATTGTGCTTGTGCCTCTTTCTGCGCCTGTGCCTGTGCTTGTGCTTGCGCCTGTGCCTGTGCTGCAGCCTGTGCTTGTGCTGCAGCCTGTGCCTGTGCCTCTTTCTGCGCCTGTGTCTGTGTTGTAGCAGTGGGTGTGGGTGTGGTTGTGGGTGTGGGTGTAGTAGGAACAACCGGCGTAGGATCAGATGGTTGATTATGTTGCGAACCATATGCACTAGCGTATGCACTAGCATACGCAGAATCATACACAGCCATTGTGTTTGCAGCAAGCACATTGTCGATCTCTTTTTTTAATATATTTTCTTCGACTGTCTCCTTTGTCGCAGCCTCAGCCATATTATTCTCCTCGTTTCCTGTAAATATTTTCTGAAACAGATTAACTCCTTCCTCATTGATCTTAATCGTGCCTTTGAACTCATTCGGTTCAATTAATGCATCGTCTACAATATCATATGTGAGATACAATATACAGGCAAACACAACGGCATGTATTATATAAACTACTAAATTGTTGCGAATCGGCAATTTAAACATGAAATTTGGCGTTGTGATAATGAATAGTGAAAATATGTATATAAATAGCAAAATTCCCATTTTTTATCTTATATACATCGTTGAGGATTTAAAATGAATTTCTTTTTTATTTTTTACCTTTCGTGGTGATCATTGTGATTCGTTGAAGATAAGTCTCGATCGTTTGCATATTTTCTCTGTATTGTTCGTCACCGCGTTCCGCTATCGAAAACATATCATTCTTTAATTCTGAAAATGAAAATCCAGGTTGTAATACATGATACGCAGGTGCACTATTTGGTTTCACATCAACCGGTGAACGAACAAAATAGAATTTTTCATTCGCAACACCTTTACTCCCGAGTTTTAACCATGTAAGTGAAGACTGTAGGTATTTTAATGTGGTAGATGAAAACAGAATAACAGGTAACTCCGCCGTTTTACAGAATACCCACCAATCTAAATCCGTTATATAATACTCTTCGCTAAATACGAGTGCTTCAAATGTAATTTGCCCCGATTTCACCCGATCAATCATAGTTCGTTTCCCCTGATTTCGAAGAATGGAATATATTTTATTTTTGTTTATGGAATCTTCCATGAGACGTGCATACTCTTTCCATAACGAAGTTTTAATGTGTTTCACGGCTAATTCAGAGTTGTATACTTGTTGAAATACATAAATTATGGGTATGAAACTACATTCGCCGGTATTATTAAAAATCATTTCCTTTGTCGTGGACGGGAATGTAGTTCGCCACAAACCCTTTGTATTACCAATAACATTGGGCTTGGTTTGTTTTATACAGTCAATTATGTATTTATCGATTTGGTCAACATTATCCACTGTAGATTTTTTGGTCGAAATAATATCGTGTTGTTCCTGTATTGTGACTTTATTATCATATGTTTGCGATAATTCGGGTTGGGCATTATCGAATTCTATATTCCGCACGTATTTATCAATATTATACGGTGTAATATTACGAAAATAGTCACGCGTTAGACGACTTTCCAATAAAAACAGTTCATTATCGTTTACCTGGAGGTCGGTATTGGTGATATTCATATACGTTTTTGGTTGGAACATAAAAAGTCGTATGCGGCTATAACGAACAAGTTCGTCTACCATACGTCCAAAATATATGCGATTGTTTTCATTTCCACTCAATAAATGCAATTTTGGGAAAATAGTCAAACATTTATCGTCGTCCGTAGTTAGGCAAAACTTTGTAGATGAACCGGTTTCATTGTTAGACTCGCATTTTTGTGTATCTTTATTTACGCCACACATGACTACTGTTTCCAAGCCACGTAGTTTGTCGGGATTTATTTCATTAAATGCTATTTTATCGTCCATTAGTTGATGAAGCCGTTTTTCAATAAATTTCATTTTATTCGCGTATGAATAGGACGCATCATCGACGGCATTTACAATCTCTTTTCGTAATTTGCGATTATCGTATTCATTTAATTGAATGCGAACTATACTACGAAAAATGTTATAAAATTGTGTCTCTAAATTGATGTTTCGTATGACGCGTCGACGTGTTTTTGATTCAGAATTATCGGTAGTCAACGTTTTGTCGGCGTCCGAGTAGGAGTTGCTCGAATGTTCCACTACTTTGATACCGTCTTCGTCCAATGGTTGGGTTGGTGGGTTTATTTGAACAAATTGGTTTGTTTCGGTCAAGAAACCGACAACAAGTCCGTCATCGACAACCTTAATGGTTGGTTTTGTTAATAAGGCGCCCTTTGTATCGATTGAAATTTCATTAAGACGGTCTCGCGTTTTCCTGTAATCTATCCATAATGATTCATCATCCATATATTTGGTATTCATGTCTGGTATAATCGCAGAAGGGAAACATGGTATGAATATGTGAGATTGGTCGTCATGTTTTCTTACCAATACACCGATAACTTTATTTCGGTAATTCAAAATCTGAAAATCGACCTGGTATTGATGTGACTTTAGGATTCTGATAACGTCGATTACTGGAATATTTCGTTTAAACGAGTATTTGCGAGGCATACTGGGTAGGGGTGCGCAATATTTGGTAGTTGTTGCCTTGATCAATGTTAACATGTCTTTTATTATGTCGATTGCTCTATTTTCCAGAAAAGCCTTCTTGAATATTGTCTCGCTTTTCTTGGTTTCACCGGGTTTTAATGTGTATTTAACATTTCGTTTCGCATCCGTTACCTTCTGGTTTCGAAGTGATTCGTGACGTTTCATAGTATATACCACGTTGTCTGTTTTAGCTACCACAATATGGTCAATTTGTTCATACAGATGAATAGGTTCATAGAAATTCTCTTGTTTGACCAAGATGACGGTTTCTTTGCGCGCATTATATTCAACGGGTGAATAAGCATTGGATGGACAAATCATTTGAACTTTTTCAGTAATATCATTATCCGAAATCTGTAAAATGACCAGATTTAGTCCATCAAGCATTAGTTTGGGGTTACGATTCGCAAAAAAGTCCCAAAGATAGGAGTGGTCGATAACGGAGGTTTCGTCTTGGATAAATTTCAAGAAGTTTTCGTATGATGCGATTGTATCTTCCAAATAATCAACCTGTGTTTCGTCCTCAAGTTTAATCGTTTTATAAAATGCGGTTTCGTCGTATTGTTCAATTTCAATTTCCGAACGAGTTACAATTTTAGGACGGAATATGGATACAAGATTTCCATTGTGGTATTGAATAAACATGTCCAGATTGATTGATTCTACAAAAATCCCTCTCATTTCTGCAATAGTGGGGGGGGTCGGTAGTTTGTGTTTGTAAGCATAATAATAGGCAAAACAAGCCAAGAAGGATTGATTGTCTGATTTTTCGACACCATATCGCAATAAACTAGATTCTCCAGATAAGATTAGCGCAGAATTTTGTGGGTCGACTACCTTGGAACTATCGGATTTTAAAAATAGCTGTAATGCTTCGGGCATGAACCCCCACCTATTTTGTGGAAGTGGATATGATACAGCACTTATAACATACGAAAGCATTTTCTGAGACTGAGCTGGTTTGTTACTAGTTTTCTTGGCGCTAACTGGTTTATTATCACCCTCCTTTTTATCTGGGTCTTGATATTCACATACATCACGGCGCCCCTTTTGGTCTTTCGAGTCCCATTCTTTGCTGAAACAACATGGAACACAAAGTCCGTCAGGATGTTTGTTTTTTTTAAGAAATCCTGGTACATGTTGCACATATTTCCCATCCTTCATGTGGACTTTTGGGTTATTGAATTCATATACATAGGCACCTGGGGGGACGCGGTCAGTTCCTCGTGGAATGATTGCGCCACATTTACCGGCTTTGACGTCAGCATCACTAATGCTGGAATTTGTTTTGAGACACCAATATCTTGGACATACATACCAATGTTTCTTATCTTCAGATGAACCGTGTAATAATGCCTTTCCATACGACCCTGGATTTGTCTTGTCTATACGTTTCTTCTCTTCGTCGGTTAAAATAACAGGTTGTCGTTTATCGCCGGACGGACAAGCCTTTGAGTATAGGGGGAATTTGCTCGATTCCTCGGTAATATATAAAGTGGGATCTTTTTCGAGCATTCGTTTATAGAATGGGCTTGGGTTTTTGATAGACATACCGTCAATGTTTACTTTGTATTCCTCTTCTTCATCACTATCACTATCACTATCGGGCGTTCCATCCCCTCCATAAAAATCTGCGTCGCTGTCTTCCTCGTAAGATGCATCTTTATCGTCTTCTACGACATCACTATAATCGTATTCATCTTCAAAATCAAGACCAGCGGGTGTATCTTTTGCGATTTCTTGGACATCATCGTTTATAGAAGTTGCAAACATCATAGGTTTATAAGAATCTTTATTTATTTCAGTAGGTGCGACGATCACATCAATATCTTCAGTATGTTCTATACTACGTGTCTTGGTTTTAAAGTTTTTCAATTTCGGTGCAGCTAATGTAACAGTTTTGGGTTTCTGAGACAATCTAAGTATGGTATCTATATATAAATGAATAACATCGATGTATTGTGGCGATGATATAGAGGTGACTTCGACAATAACCTCGTTTTTAAGTGGACGCATTTTGAATTCGGTTGGAAACCCTGGATTTTCAACGATTCGTTTGTTCAAAACTTGGAACTGAGAACGAAATTCGCCATATAACAAGACGGCTTCTTCATCGTTCATATTAAAATTGTCTATTAAGCCTTGGACAACGTGTGTGACGTCTGCCGTTTGTTCGTATATTTTGCGAATAAGGGTAAACTTGGCGTCCATTTCTTTATAGTTGCGCACACGTTTAAAATGCATCTTTGCCCCCTTGGACACGTTCGTGCTGAATACATCAAAAATCGGTGTAATGTTACCCAATTGTTGTTCAATATTCAGGTTTGATTCAATCTGCAACACTGCTTGATATGTAAATGATGATTTATGAACATGATATCCATGAACCCCGTCAAAATGTCGGACTGTATAACCGGAGGGGGTTAATATATCGTTCATTTGACGTATGATAGGGGTAACTGAAGCTATGAGCATTTTATCCAAATTGTCTACGCTCATACTCGTGGACAGTGTCCCCGCGATTTCAATTTCAGAATTCGCCTGAATATTTATGTATATTGGATATTCACCTTGGACATAAACTGTTATTTGGCGACCCTTACCGGTATCCTTGGATAATCTCATGATAAGCGGTTCGTCCAAGGCTGGTATTTTCCGACCATCTGCTGATATTTCCTTTGAATAGAATCGATACATATTTTCTCGTCGATTGCCGGGGTTGTATTTGATGAAAGGTGTCTGTTCAGTCGCATGTAAATTGCGAAACAGCATGTCCATAGGAAGAGCATGTGAAAAATCGCTAGCTCGTAATGTAAGTGAAAAATCTCGAATACCACGTTCAATGTATGGGAGGTCAGAATTATCGCGACGAGTCCAATCAATAATACGATAGGTATCCAGCACCTCTGTCTTACGTTTAAACGATTTACTATCTATTTGTGCTAATGTTTCTTCAGCAATGTCCAAGGCTGAACCAGATAGGAGTTGAATCGTGGTTAAATTGCGTTTTTGTAGAAAAGGGAAATACAGATTACAAAAATGGTCACTTGGTATATTTACAGTATTCGCATATTCATATACGTTCTTGGCTAGACATACCATAATGTCGGTAGATTGTGTATAATCCAAGAGAACCGATTTCTCAAATGTTAGTATTGGGTTGGTTATAGTCTGTTCGTATTGGATAGGTTGTGTCCATATTTGATTATTATAGGGGTTGCATGGAAACCTGAAGTCGTATTGTTCTTGGAATTCCATTCCGATGGGTGCAAACATATTACGAACACCCGACTTCGCAGCCGCCATCCAATCGTCGTAATGAAACACGTCGCGGTCTAAAGGATTCTCTGTGCTATAGTTCGCCTCTAATACATATGGATCTGCAGATATGTTGGTAAGATATTGGAAAAAACGCTCTTTTGATAGAGGGATTTTCTCGTCCTCCGTCACATCTTGGAAAAACTTCACCATATCTAAATCTTTGGTGGTGTTACCAAACAAATACAGTTCGTCCACTGAAATGTTATATTTACTTTTATCGTGGTTCATCTGAAAATCAATCAATTCGGCAACAATCTTTTGTTTGATTTCATGAATAGTATCGTCCTTATGAATTAAACGAGCCGAGAATACAATATTGACGTCGTTTTCCTTATAATGAATCAATTCGGTTTCGCTAAAGATAGTAGATAAATGGTCAGACGTGTAGAAGTTGGCGCAAAATACAAATACGCGGTCAACATCACCCATTTCGTTCAAAATGTGCGTTTTATAAACTTGCCCCATCGGAATCGGGATATTAATATCTTTAATTTCAGACTCCATTATATACTATAAAATTATGTTTTTATAGTATAGATGCGGTATACGCCAAATAATTATTGAAAATGTTGATTTTGTGGTTGAATCGAAAATGGTTGAAGTATATCACCATTATACATTTTATGTTTACCAACCACATTTGGTTTACCGGACAGACTACGTTGATAGTCCAATAATTGTTTTTTGGTTTCAGGTGTTATAACGGTATCTCGTAAAATGTAGTTTGTAATAGCAGCGATTTCATTGCTGATAGGAGGGTGATCTTTGTTACAAATTTTGGTAGTTACACATGGAACAGATTGTCCTTGGATTGACCACTTGTTATCCCTTTGATGCCAAGAATACACCGCTTTTGTTTGACGATGAACAAAATGTATAAGACCGTCGTTGGTTGACGACCAACCAGATGTATCCCTTTCTAGAACATAGAATGGAATATCTGGATAATCGATTTTTAACTGGTCGCTAAGTATTTTTTGTTTTCGTTCCATATCTCGTTCGTGTCGAATTTCGTGTTCAAACCTTATACGTCCGTCAGAATAATTCTCTTCGGTATTCATTATAACGTATATATATATATATATACGTTATATATATATACATTATAACGTATATATATATACACCGATGAATATTTAAAGTGGCACGCTTTGCATGCCATCTAATTCATTTATCGGTAACGTTGCCATTGGATTTAACACGAGAATCATTTATGGTCTTCCCAAGTATTTTTTACTGTCTTTATGCTACTTTTAATAAATTCTAAATAAAATTCGATTTCGGATGGATTATCGCTATTTTTAATTAATTCCAAATAAAATTCGGTTTCGGCAGGATTATCACTATTATCTATATCCTCCTGACTAATGTTTTTAATTTCTTCTGAATAAAGGTCAATATTAGAGTCATTATTAACATTCTTATCACATAGGCTTTTATAATATTCTAAATCTTCTTCCGAAATTTCAACTTCACTCTCGTCGCATACACGACTTTCATTCACATGATTACTCATGATATAATTATTACTAATATTTTGTATATGTAAAAAAGATATCAATTTTATATTCAATGGTGGAAAAAGTTAGACCATCGTAGATTTTTGTCCCATTTTAAATGTTCAAAGGTGTATACAATTAAGGAAAGAAAAATTATTAAATAAAATTACTACTGTACCATTAATTGTTGTATCAGCATTTGGTAGTATGGCTCTGTATAATGGATTAACTTCAACCTGCTCAATATCTATATTACTCAAAGAATATTTAAATTAAAAAATCGCAATTGAAATGTAAAGAGGTGTAAACAAAAACGTGTATGTATTACACTAATATCCATGTTAATGAGTGTGTGATTCACGAATTGTCGATATGCTCTTCCAATTACTACTTGCGAATTAAATTTATTCAATAAATCATCAAAATACATATACATTTTTATGATTTTATTTGTCGATGTTCTCAATATAGTAAAAAATAACCGGTAAAATATAATACACGTTCATAAATTGAGTTAGATTTAAGTTCTCCTGGTATGCCTGGTATGCCTGGTTCTAGTCATCTTGGATTTTTTACGAGTGTTTATACCTCCAACTTGTTGGTAATTCTCACATAAACCTGTTAACTTTTTGAACTTAGTCTCAGATGATAATTTACACCCTGTATTTTTATCTGGATGGAACTCGCGTGTTTGACGAAGATAATCCGCTCTGGTTTTACAGTACACAGGTTCTTTTCTATAACTGGCACACTTCCCGGCTTTGTTCGCGGCTTCTTGCTGTGCGTTAGTCTCAACGTTCGGAGATGACTGTTTCGCGTTACCCGGTCTAGCTTTCTCTTCATATTCCTTGTAAGCTGTACCCGGTCCCGCATTATTCCCTTTAGCTCTCTCCGGTTCTCTCTCCTGTCTCTGTCTATTAAAATTATCTCTATTTTTCTCCCGTCTTTCATTATCCGCCTTCTCCCTATTCTTCTCTCTCTCCTTACGCTCTCTTTCATACTTTTTATTACGCGCTGCGTTGCGTTGTTCGGGTGTCGCAAATAGAGATGGGTCTTTTCTACGCCACGCGTCAATTTTTTTTTGAATTGCCTCGGCTTCTTTATGCTTGGTGTCTGCATATTGTTGAGCTTTATCACTTGCCGCCTTCATTTTTTTAACGTTATCGCTATACTTTCCTCGCAATCTTGCCCAAAGTCCCATAGTTTTTTCTTCCTCCATCTTCATCTGGATTAAGGTCGTTAATAGCTCAATGCTGTCAAGATGCGCTTGTATTGATTCCATTGTTACCGGATTTAACTGGGCTGACAATACGTTCAATTCATCATCCCACGCTTTTTGTCGCTTTTCGTATTCGTTCAAATTCTCGTCGTCAGCCTTAGCCTCCGCCTCGGCGCGTGCCTTAGCATCTGCATCCGCCTGTGCGCGTGCCTTAGCATCTGCATCTGCGCGTGCCTTAGCATCTGCATCCGCTTTAGCGCGTGCCTTAGCATCCGCCTCTGCGCGTGCCTTAGAATCCGCGTCCGCCTTAGCGCGTGCCTTAGCATCCGCCTCTGCGCGTGCCTTAGAATCCGCGTCCGCCTTAGCGCGTGCTTTAGCATCCGCCTCTGCGCGTGCCGCGGCATCTGCGCGTGCCTTCGCCTCTGTGCGTGCCCTTGCATCAGCATCCATACGTTCCTTTGCCGCAGCATCCGCGCGTGCCTTTGACTCAGCATCCATACGTGCCCTTGTCGCGTCGTCTTCGTTCTTGCGTTCATTCGAAGCACTATTTTCATATTGTCTTTGCATCTTCTTGATGTTTTCCAACTCATTACTTGCTGTTATAACTGCGGCTTCATTTTCTGCCGGTTTCTTTGCATTAGCATCTCTCTTGTTTGCCTTTACCTGTGCCGCAGTCAACTTTTTTTCTGCCTTTGTCACTTCTGCCGCCAGCTCTTTTTCTGCCTTTTCCTTTACTTTAGCTAAATCCTTTTCTGCCTTTTCCTTTACTTTAGCTAAATCCTTTTCTGCCTTTTCAGATTCTTTAAGTAAAGCTCTTCTTGCCTTTTCTTCATCACTCAACGCTGGTCTTCCACCGCCTAGACTAAACATATATATATTATAGGTTTAGACAAAACAATTGAATACAAAAGTAATTTGGAGAACGCGACACACCGATAAAGTAATAGAAAATTGAAAAACTTTATGTAAGTAATAATAAACACATAAATAACACTATTAACGGATTGACGTTAAAATGACTACCGAATGGCTTTTAAGAGTTGGTGATGGAGAAAACTTCATCAATTCTTCTCAATACAGAATTTGGGGAATTCAGTCAACATCCCCATCGAACAAACACTTTCTTAAAAATGTTAAAATCGGGGATAGATTATGGTTTGTTAAAAGTAAATCAAATGGTAAAGTATTAGCGGTTGCCACATATAGGTCTCATAATAAACGAGATTTAGGTCCACTTGTAAATTTTACAATGACAAATCAAGAGCTTGGATGGTCCGGAGAAGGTCCAGATTGGACGAGCGATATAGAAGTACATTACTCAGACATGTATGGATTAAGTGACTGCGAAATTCTTACACATATAAAAGGAGCAGCAACCATAAGAAAATATGACGACAACACTAGAGTGAACTTAGCGATAGAGTATAATCATATTGTTAGGTATAGTAGAATTACATTTGAGTTGTAACAAGTCAAAAAATAAAAATAAAAAAGGCTGTATATATGGTCTTTTTTATTTGTGTGAATTAAGTTACATAAATAATTCATATTCACCATTATCACATATATATATATCTTCCTGTAAAATACGAATTGTATCAATAAATCATCAAACAATAAATCATGAAATTAAGGGTATTTTTTGATGATTTATGTCAATGTTCTCAATATAGTAAAATAAATTAGTTAAATGGTATACAATAATTGTTATGTGAATATATTCAAGTCCATAGAACCGCGAACCAATAATATGTAGACAAGTGTATGGAGGGCTAATCCGCGTGTTGTGGGACTTCGCTTTTATGTGAGGGCATTCAGTATATACACCTTTGAAGATTTAAAATGGCACCCCCCAAATTATTTTCTATATTTTATAAATTAAAAATATTCCAAAATGATTTCTGGGTTTTAGTTTTTATTTTTTTTTTTATTATTTTTTTTGTTTTATTTACTTTAGGTTTCCACGATTTTGCTAAATACTTTTTATAACTCATTTCTGTTTTTGGGTTCCATTGTATTATATAATATCCTTTTTTTTCTTTATAGATATCACTTCCATCTTTCCACGAACCATAAACTATTTTATCATTAGATTTAACTACCATGTACTAATATGATATAATATTTAATTATAAATGTGCGGTTTTAAATTTATACCGGTGAAGATTTAAAACCGCACCTCTGCGAGGTGCTTGATTTCAAATCATTACTGGTATCTTACTTGAAGAATGAATCCGCTATGCGGATTTAATTCTTCAAGGGTGTAAATCTTCAAGGGTGTAAACAAAAACATAAAAGGTATAATCCAAATCCACCACTTTTTTTATAAATAATATATATAACGATGGTATTTACACCAACTACAAAAAAACAATTAAAAGATGCGGTAGATCAATGGACGACAAATAATAGAGGAGTTTTAGGAAATATTTCAGAATGGGATACGTCAAATATCACGGATATGACTGGATTATTTCACGATAAACACAATTTTAATGACGATATTCGTGGTTGGGACGTCTCGAAAGTGACCAATATGCGTCTTATGTTTGCAAAGGCTTATGCTTTTAACCAAGATATTAGCGAATGGGTCGTCTCGAAAGTGACCGATATGAGGTCTATGTTTCAAAACGCTCGTGCTTTTAACCAAGATATAAGCGGTTGGGACGTCTCGAATGTGACCATGATGCAAGAAATGTTTTTTGAGGCTTATGTATTTAACCAAGATATAAGCGGTTGGGACGTCTCGAATGTGACCATGATGCAAGAAATGTTTTTTGAGGCTCGTGCTTTTAACCAAGATATAAGCGGTTGGGACGTATCGAATGTGACCGATATGAGATGGATGTTCTATGAAGCTCGTGCTTTTAACCAAGATATAAGCGGTTGGGACGTATCGAATGGGACCAGTATGGAACAAATGTTCTATAGTGGATACACACATCGAAAACCAGGTCAAGCTCCGCCTCCGCCTCAGATTATGTCTCAAGTAGAATATGATAAATGTAGTATAGCAGATGGGGACACAACCCCGATTGATCCTATTTTATATGACGAGATATATATAGCAGATGCAGTAAAATTTCCTGAACAACCAACCATATGTTATAATCGTATATCATTAAGAGAATGGTTTAAAATAAACCAAACAAATCCGTTTTCCAGAAAACAAGTAACACAAAAATGGATCAACGAAAATATCGGTGAGCCACAGACAGAAGGAGGAAAATGGAAAGGAAGAAAAACCAAGAAACGCAAATCCAATAAACGCAAATCCAAGAAATCTACTAAGAAACCGAAGAAACAAACCAAAAAAAAAGCACCAAAAAGAAAAAAACGCACTTACACAAAATACATTAAGTAAATACACTTACACACTTGAAGATTTAAAACGGAACAAAATGTATAAAGTTAGTTGGGATTATTTGTCTCAAACTTCATTATCATAATCACATACGGTTATGATAATGAATAGAAAACCGATTGTTATACGGACAGTTTGTTCCGTTTTAAATCTTCAAGGGTGTATAATAAAGTAAGATAATGATCGTAATATGATTTCCAATCATCAAATGATAAATGCGTGCCGTTATTATGTATATTTTTCAAATCTATTCATTATTTCTTTAATATGTAATCGGTTAGTAATACCATTTGGTTCGGCGGGTCCGCCTTCATCTTCATTATGATATACAGTACCTTCAAAACCTATAAAATGTATTTTGTTTCTCGTAGCATCTAAAAATAGACTGTCGGGGTCATGTCCAGCAATAATTAAAGTATCAAAATTTCGTATTGTATTTTTTATTTTTTCATAATGTTCAGGTATGGCGGTATTCGTATAATAATGAACGGTTTGGTCTCCGTCTGAATATATTCTAAGATTATCAATTGTATTTATTAATTCCATATTAATACTGGTCATATTTTTATCTAATTCTGGTATAAATTTTGGTCTTGAACAACCATCCGTAAATTTTCCGGTCCACACTCCATCTTCCCATTCTTGAGCCTGCATTGTTCCAAATTCACTGAAAGGTTGACCATCAATATAATAAAAATTTTTTATGTATTTTAAAAATTGAATAGGGCGAATATCAACTCCTGCACCTATGTAAATTGCCGTCATTATGTTTATGTATGTCATTATGTTTATGTTGTATTAAAAAACAATATATGTACTTGTTTTTTACGGACATTTTGTTCCGTTTTAAATCTTCACGGGTGTAATCTATTATTCTCATGTATAATCTCATCAATATTATTATCCATTTACTAAATACATACATCTAATTTTTAAATATTTTTATGTATATTTATTGTAATTTATTTAACCGTGCCATTTTAAATCTTCAAAGGTGTATATCAATTCTTTATATAGTTTCTCTCTCTCTATATATAGTTTCTCTCTCTAATTATCGTAATACGGATTGTCCTTGATATTCATACCACAATATTCAGTAGGTTTTTCTTTATAATCGGTCGGAACATGGATACCAGCCTCTTTCGCGTTCTCAAGTAAAAATTTGAAATTGTCCCAGAATTCGGTTTTGTGACCGATTGATTTGGTTGCTACATGGGATAGTTCATGTATGGCGACAAACATCAATGTATGTTCATCAATCATATTTGAAACACCTTCACGTTTCTTATTGAGACAGAACGCCAATTTCTCTCCTTTATTTTCACTAAATGCAGTAAATTCACTGGTTGGAAGTGTTTCCATAACGCGTTGAGGATTGTATCCCTCAACTAGACGTTTGACGTTTTCCTTGTCGCCATGATGTTCATTTGTATATTCGACGAGTTCCTTGCATTTCACTGTGATGCGTGCTAGCATATCAGCAGCTTCTTGTAATTTTTCACGTTCACGCACACAATATTTGTTTCCATCAACGGTTGATACAATACATTTTAACTGAAACGCGTCTGAATCGAAATACATATATAGACAAATTCCAAGAATACCTAAAATCAATATGTATATAAAACAATCGGTTTTATCCATTTGTGATTTATGATTATATATATTACAATCATAAAATCAGAATCGAGCAAAAAAATGTCTAAATCGTTGAACCCACAAGTTATTAACTTCTGCAACCGAGCTCAAGAGGAACGCGAGCAAGGTCTGGTTCAAATGTGCTGTTGTTCCATGGACCAACATTTTGCTTTTGAATGGTGGGGTCAGAACGAAGCTGCAAGTTAGCATTACGCATGGTTTGACCGATGGTATCAATACCAACACGAGACACAGCGTTCAAAAGGTCAGGCACTTGTGCACCCTCGGAAGTGCTAACGGGGTTCATATCACCCCACTTGCTGTTCTCATCCTTGGGAAGAAGTTGGTCAGGATTTGCGGTAGGGGCGGATTGATAATTAGACACATCCGTGGTCTGGTCAGTAGCGTCTCCGAAATTAGAAGGAGCAAGTTGAGGACCTTGAGCAACCTCTGAACCAACGGAAGGCTGGGCACTCATACCGGTGTAGTTGTCCATGATCAAATCCTTACCATTAGAATAAGACATGATGGAATAAGCCATAATACAAACAACGACGGCTACGAAAATCCACTTAGCATTTTCAGATTGGACGAAACTAGTTAGACTTTTAAACATTTCTTTTATATAAACAATGGATAAAATTTTTAGCGACAACGGATAAATTAGTACTTTTTACTAAATATATATCATAAATTATCGGGTAGTGGCTTCAGATTGTAAAATCGTATTATAAAATGTATCTTCCTCGTCACTTTCAATATCATCTAAATCATATTTCGTCTTAATTTCCTTTGCGTCTAAATAAGATTGCAAAGCCATATTTCTAGAGATACGTGCCTTCTTTCGCGCTTCCTTGTATAATTCATAATATACGTCATTTCTCGCCTTGATTTGAAATGGTTCAGATTGGAAATCATTTTCTAAATTCATATCAATTTCAAATTCCTGTAAATCACTAAATAGATTCAAATCCGCGGTGTCTGTATTCGCGTGAAGATCCGGCATTTCTGGATGTTCCAAAACATCGATCTTGGTTTCATCAGGTGGGAGTGATTCATCCTCTTTTTGCACATCTTCTAAAGAAGGAACATCTTCGGTCGATATAGTATTTTGTTCAGATTCACATTTTTTCAGTAAAATACATTTATCGAACATATCAACGTCCGACAAGATCAACATTTGTTTCACTTCAAATTCAATTTGAAAACTGCGCGCGGAACATTTCACACCTTGAACCTCTAAAATAGTCTCAATATTTGTATTTTCTGTAATCGTATCGGGGTCAATTTCTTCTTCATGTTCGTTATAAATTTTCAAGTTCATTTTACCTAAACGTGTTGGAATATTCGTTCTGACTAAATGAAATTTACCAGACTTGTAACTTTTCAAAGGTGATGCGAAATAATTTTCAATGTCGGACAATTCCATATCAGTTTCAAACCATTTTTCACGATTTTCATAAATTTGTTTGCATGTATGTGCTTCTAAATCTTCCATCCATTTGATTAATTCAATATCTTGGTTTGAAAATAGTAAATCGCAATAGGAACGCTTACTCGTTTTAGAGATAGCCCCCTTTGTAGCACATTTAGGTGTTCTGATATAGAGCATCGATTTTTTCATAGAATATTTGATAAAATGGTTACCTCCAGTGATAACACTTGGTGGAGATAATATCAAATCGTCAAATGCAAATGAACCGTTTACTTCGTGAATACCATTCATCGGGCGTGACTATAATAATTTTATCGCAGATTTCTTTACATGCGACATTACGCGTTTACGTTAAAATATTCATTGTTCTATCTACTTATATGTAAAAACATTATTTGATATGAAGTCGATTCGTGATAGTTGTATTGAATTGCTTCGAAGTGAAGATACTCGGAAAAATCTACGTGAGATAGTCCAACCTATTAGTGACATTATTTACAATGAGGCATATCCATATATGTGGTTTCTATGTATATATATAGTTGTCGTAACATTTATCATTTTGGTGAATTTGCTGTTACTGATTCGAGTGCTAAATCATCTAGGTGGTTTATATGTTACACAAACGATAGATTATGTATATTCGCAAAACGCTTAGAGTTATATCAACAATACTATTAGATATGAATACATATAATAGTAATTATGATAAGATGGTCGAACCGATGTATGGTGTAAAACGAAATATTGAAGCGGATGAAGTATTATTACAAGACAATATGCTCCCTTCCGAATATAATATACACGACCGTGTAGATATGACGAATCAATCTACGTATAGTATTGATCCAGATGGATGTGAAGATGCAGATGACGCATTTAGTATATACGAAGAGGATAACCGATTATTGTTAGCTATTCATATAGCTGATCCAACTGAACACATAAACCCGGAATCGTCTTTATGGAAAGACATTGAAAAAAACGTCGTAACACGATATCCTTCCAATAAAAAGCCGATACATATGATGCCTTCTGAAATAATGGAGAAATCAAGTTTAATGGTGAACCAATATGGAGATATAAAATTCGCAATAACTATATTGACGGAAATCAATAAAGAATCATACCAACCTATCGGTAAAGTTAAATTATTATTCACTAAAGTAAAGGTTTCACAAAACAACGCATTAAGTTACGCCGTCGCCGGTAAATCAGTAGATTCTAACACTACCATATCGAATGGGTTGAAAATAAGTAAATCATTACAGGAACTAAGGAGTGGAAAAACAAGAGGAGTTGTTCTAAATGAAATATCAAACTCTTATCCAAAGTATGATAATCAGAACGATACTTCACATTTGCATTTGGATTCCGTTACGGAAATATCGATGAAACAGATGATAGCTGAATTTGCGATATTTGCGAATTCATTTATAGGTGAATATTTAAAGATCAATTTCGAAGGCAGTGGGCTATATCGTATTTGTTCTGCAAAAGATTGGTTAGATACTGTATATTCGGGAATATCTGGACAGGAACTATTAAACGAAATTATCGTAAATGGTATCAAAGCCGAATATATATCAACCGTAAGTTCTCATGATTTGGTGGGTGCTTCTGAATATAGCCATTTTACCTCCCCAATCCGACGATTATCTGATTGTGTATGTCATTATTTGTTAAAATATATACATCTGAAAAATGATACACCTGGTTTGGCGGTTCCGTTTACAAATGACCAGTTGAAGAAATATTCAAACGATTGTATGAGACTAACCAAATCGATAAAGAATATTCAGTATAAGGATACAAAATTCCGTCTAGTTCAAACAATCAATAATATGTTATGCAATAATGAAGTAGTAAATATAAATTATTATGTAAGTAGTTATACTGGTGTATATTTGAATATAATTATTTGCAATATCAACCAACACTCGATATATTTATCTTATACTTTGCGAATTAATGATTTGCAGACAGAATATGAAGTGAAACAAGTTAATTCGTTGACGATTACACGGGTAAACTGCATTGGAAAATTTGACGAAGGTAGTATACCCGAATTAGATGCCGTTTTCCGGTCAGTGTAATTCGGTGCATCCAGGTATAAATACTCGCCAGTTTACATATAAATGAATTCCGAAAATGAACAACTGGTGGTGTCTCGGGATAATGTAACGAATAAATTGAAACGATGGGTTCAACTCGATACCCAATTAAAACTAATCAACGAAAAAACAAAGACCATGCGCGACGAACGTGCAAGATTATCGGGCGAAATATGCATAGATATGGAGACGGCTGGTATTTCGAAGCGAAAAATTATTCTACCGGACGGTGATATCAAAATATACGAAAAAAAGGATTATTCGCAACTTACATTTGGATTTTTGGAGCAACATTTAGGGAAGATAATGAATGACCCACAACAGGTAAGTTTTGTGATCAATTATTTAAAAGAACAACGTGAAGTGAAAAGTTCGAACGATTTAAAACGAACATATTCACGTTAGCAAACGTGCAAGTATCTATACATAGTGTATATCATATGATTTCGCAAGAAGGATATCCTACATATTGTTCAGGTGGGAAATGTATATACCCATCTCAAAATGCGATTCGCCATACCGAAATTGTGAGTAATCCCGAATATGATGAAAATGCTAGACAGGTGCATGGAAACATACCGAGTCAACATGAACGATTTCGCGATTTAGGAATTCCAATGTTTGTATTGCAAATCAAACCGAATATGTCTGAACACACATTCATTCAAGATGATGAAACGCCCGTAATATCAGATGAAATGTTCGACAGACTATACGATTTAGTCGCAGCACATAAAGAAACATCAAAAAAAAGGGTTACTAATAAAGAACGAAAACCTAAGAAGAACAACAAATCAAAGTCTAAGAAATAAATTGTTCCTGGTTAAGGATGGACCCACGAGTTCCCTGCTTCTTTACTCGCACGGTTTTTGTTTTATTGAACATACAACAAAACCCTTTCATTGTTATTTGCGATTCGATGTTATTATGCATAATTTTTTCACATACCGAACGATCTTGTTCGTCTGGTTCATATCCATATTCTTGATAAAACTCTTCCATATCATCATCGTCTAGAAAATCCACGCGAAACGTATCATGGTTAATCGTCCCATTGTATTCAACAATTCGCTCACCCCAAATGGGTGAGAATGACGCGAAATAGAGCCAGTGATGGTCAGTGCGATGATACTCTTGCAATTTTGGGATATCAAGTGAAATGCTCTCATAACGTATTAATTTCATCATATTTTTACACGATGAATACAGACAAGCTTTTTGTAAAATATTCCGAGCATCACTATCATCCATATAAATGGTATTATATTTAACGACAGCATCAGGTAAGACGTGAATAAACACGCGCGTTTCGTTTACATGGTCTGGGTCTAATTCGCAATCCGTTTTAGGAACATCAAAATCGCTAACTGTGAACTTGCGGGGTTTGGATACCAAATTCATAGCCATTGTCGCAGCTATATGTGAACCGTCTGTGATTTTCGTAGACAACTTCTTTAGAAATGATTCAAGACGTGGATTTTTCGTGCGAAAGAACTCCTCGTATAGAACGATTAAATATTCGGAAAGTGCCTCTTGGTGTCCAGAGTGATACATTTCACATACCCAAAACATGGTTTGGTCGATATCCTTATTCAAAACGGACATCATGATAGATGCCCACACATCATCTTTTATATATAGATACCGGGTTAGAATAATAAATGGATCTACCATAATTCGTAAGTGTTTTAATAACAATTATGAATCCTACATAAAATCAATTTTACACGATTTAGCGTTTGGGTAAAATACCCTAATACTTTGACCAATCATTTGTATTAAAACTACTAATATTAACACTGTTACGCAACTTTGTAGTTTGGTCTTCTTCTTCGATGACTATATCCAAAGGCTGTTCAGACGATGGAGGTATCCAGTTATCGGGTTGCTTCGGTTTCACACCATAACAATTCGCCCCGAATCGAACATATGGATTACCAATATAACCACCATTTACGCCGGGTCGACCACATGAATTTTTTGTTTTAGAATTTTGTTGCAATTTCGACCAGGTTGATTTTTGTGTTGGGAAATACGCCATCTGCCCTTCAGACCATCCATAATTACACCATTCGCCACCAGAATTATACGAAGACTCAACTTGATCATATGTCGCCAAGGAAGAATCGAATGCGTTACATACAGATTGGGCTTCCTCATATGTGTATAGATTATTGGATACGTTGAACACTTGATTGTCTCCATCGCATGGTGCGGGACTACCGGTTGTAGTTGTGGTAGTAGTAGTAGTCGAATCATTATTAGATAAATCATTTGAAAGAGAATTGTAAATGGATGATGTCGAAGGCTGTGAATTTTTCAAATAATTCATAAAAACATTATTGAAAAGTAAACTAACAATTGGAATTCCAAGAACATATTTGAAAAAATAAATGATACCAAACGTTGCGTAAAGGATCCATATATTGTTTTCTACCAAATGAACTAAAACTGGACTTGCTCCCGGAGTCATGGGAACCTTTAAAATATACACAAGTGCAAAAAAGATGATAGTAAACCATATTAAATCAAATAAAGCCCATGGATCATCGAAAAAAGACTGGATCCAAGATATGAAATGCCCTAAAATATTGTCTTGGTCAGATGCAGTAAGACTGGAATACGCGTAAAATATATACAATAATAGACTAACTCCTAAAATAATATCAATCGTTCTACTATAACTTAACTGAGAACTGGATGCGTTACTCGAGTCACGTGACGCGAATATAGCTGATCCCAATCTATAGACGATATACATTGAAACAATCCAAAACAAGATAGAAAATGTGGAAGCATTGAATATCTCATCGCGAATCTGTGTGACGTTACTATCACTTGCACCCGTGAACGGAACACTAGCACTCGGTGATGTGCTAGTTGTCGTTGTTGTAGTGGAATTATTACTACAAGTCGCCGCTGGCGACGATGTTGTCGCTGCAACAGTAGTATTCTGACTGGTTATACCAGGTGCAGGTGAAATTGTATATGTTGCGGATGGAGCAGTGCTTGGACTAATACCTATATCATTTTCTAAGCTAGAAAAAAATCTAGAAAAAAAGGTAGATAAATCATTTCCCATTATTACTATTTCTGTATATAAAAAGGATATATTTTATACACTTGAGGAATGCTAAATGTTTCAAAGCGCCCATATTATATTATCGCTTACGATAAAACATACAATATGCCTTTGTCGATACAACTTTATTAACCTTTATATTGCGTTCGACATGTGTATCATTGTAGTGAATCCATTCACCATCCCATGCTTTTACGTAAGAGGTATAATGTCCACCCGATGTCCCACCAGAATGGTTACATACGGCGTATAAATCATACACGTATTGTTTCCCATTATAACCGCTAACATATTTCGACAAATTCAACTCTTCCAATGGGAAATCTACAAGGTCTTGTCGCTTCTTACCCCCATCTGCGGAAAAGCGTTTCAAAGTAATAACCAAAATTTTAGGAAAATTCCAAAACGTAATTCGTTTACGAACATCCTCGCGTTTCTTCGTCTTTTCGTTATACCATGCATTATCACCCTCCATTACTTCATGTGCAGTAAAAGCATCAAAACAATCATACAAAGATGCATTGTGTTTTGGAATCTCTAAATCCAGGATAAAATAGTTTTCGGGATTGATTGAATGAACAACCGAATCATTTTTTGAGGACAATTCAGACACATAGATACCATAGAACATTTCCATAATTTCAGAATACTCTCTAGAATAGGAATTCTGTAACATTTTATAACATGCGGTTGCGAGTTTGTCTGTTGAATTTTTTACATTCCCATTTATAGTCATATTCACAGGTCGCGATACTGTATTGTGCATACAGTCAATAAAAAACAACAAAAATTCGGGCAAATCGTTTTGTGCCCAACCTGTAAATAAATCACGGTCTTTACTTTCAGCAACCTGTTGCACATTATGAACAAATCTATTTGGCGATACAACACCATTTTGTGACCACATAATATTCCGTAGATGAATCCATTCGGTAACTAGATTATTGTCTGGGGAAGAATTTTGTAACGCGCGTTCAAATTTACTAGAACGAAACACGTCGTTTAATTCATATGTATGGCTCAATGCTTGCATACATGAATTTAAAAAACATGTATTCCCTAAATTAACTAGTCCGGTTCGTCCATCACCTTTATCTGCACGATTTATCATAGCTCTATATAGTTTAAACTATATAGAGCGTAATCTTTATATTGTATTATTACTTCTATGGACAATGACGCAATTGCCCGAATGTCTCGTGCATTTGAAGATGGTATATTAAATATGTTAAACCCATCTGCACCCATACCCGCATCTATACCTGTGCATGCACCCATACCCATACCTGCACCCATACCTATACCCATACCAGCATCTATACCCATACCAGCATCTATACCCATACATGCATCTATACCCATACCTGCACCCATACCTGCACCTACATATATGTCGAATCGATTGCAAAATCGTCAATTGGATACACTATATGATATGATGGTTATGTACAATCGAAATATGACTGACTACAATGCGAATATTGGACATTTAATCGGTTTGTTGCAAGGTTCGCAAAATACAATTGCACCTACATCGTCACCATTATATGAACATAGACCTATATCTTCAATTAGACCTATATCTTCAACTAGACCTGCCGCTTCAACTAGACCTGCTGCTTCAACTAGACCTGTCGCTTCAACTAGACATGCAGCTTCAACTAGACCAGCTGTACGCACTAGACCTTCTGTATCACGTCAATATTCACCAAGTGATGCATTAAACGATAATACTTGGTTGTTTTCATATATGTTTCAACAAAACGCAGAAGATACAGAAAATGCTGCCCCTGCTCCATTAACTATAACTGAAGTTGCTTCATATACAACTACATACGGGTATACTGATGATATGTCGGTCGATATAAGTGGAAATAGATGTCCAATTTCACTTGATACATTTCAAATCGGTGACGTAATATGTAAAATAAATGGGTGTGGGCATATATTCAAGCGTCGTGCATTGATGCGTTGGTTCGATAGAAGTAGTAGTTGCCCAATGTGTAGATATAATTTGAGAGCCAATCCTACGGATATGTCTAATAACATACCCAACACAATACCAGTTCCGAATACGAGTCCAATTGATAATAATCTAACACAATCGTTAAACGATGTTATGCAATCATGGGTAAACGGATTGACTGTGGGTGAATATGGATTTGATATGTCTATGAACTTGGTCAATCATGAAATGCGCAATCAGGTAGCACCTACAACCAGTAACCCGATACCATCTATACCAGTCCAAGGTTATGAAACGAACAATACCGAGGACATTGAAAGCGATATAAGTGATATTCCCGACGACAATTATTCGGTTGATTAAACCCTTGGTAATTTACACCCTTGAAGATTTAGACCGTCGGACATTCAAAATGGGACATTTTTGCTTGTCCGACAACCAGATACCGCTCTGGAATTTGTAATGACGCCCCCAATGGGCGTCCAATTCAAATGTCCAGCGGTATAAATACCAATGGTTTAATGTTTCAACCATTCTTCATCATCCCAATCATCATCATCATCAACCAAGTCATCACAAACATCACATTGCTCCCACCCTTTCCATTTGCGAATATTTCTTGGATGAAATCGGTTTTTCACCAAGTCTTCCTTAATCCCACCATTACTAAACATTTTATCTTTCATAGCCTTGTAATCGTATCCAAATATATTTGGATTTTGAGACAACCTGGTCCAATTCACTTTATCCAAGTTTTTTTCCAACATATGAATAGCATTTGGATTGAAAGACAAATACTCCCAATCAACTTTCTCCAAGTTTTTTTCCAGAATAGGAATCGCATTTGGATTGGAAGACAATGTATACCAATTAATTTTATCCATGTTTTGTTCCAGAATAGGAATCGCATTTGGATTTTCAGACAACCAATACCAAATAACTTTATCCAAGTTTTTCTCCAAAATAGGAATCGCATTTGGATTACCAGACAACACATACCAATCCACTCTATCCAGGTTTTTTTCCAAAAGATGAATCGCATTTGGATTCATAGACAAACCATACCAATCCACTTTATCCAAGTTTTTTTCTAAAATATGAATTGCATTGGGATTTTGAGACAAATGATACCAATTAACTTTATCCAAGTTTTTTTCCAACATATGAATCGCATTGGGATTTTGAGACAAATGATACCAATTAACTTTATCCAAGTTTTTTTCTAAAATATGAATCGCATTTGGATTGGAAGACAATTCATACCAAACCACTTTATCCAAGTTTTTTTCCAGAATAGGGTTCGCATTTGGACTTGTATTTCGAGACAATCTAGACCAATCCAGTTTATCGATAGGAATCCAGTCGCACAACTTCATAAAGTGGATTCCTGTATTAGATGCTGTCGTCATTTTACTATGAGGTAGTCTTGTAATATACTATACATTCCAAATGTATATTTAGAATCAATTTTTACACAATTACATGTATTTACAAAGGAACTCTCGTTTTCTAAATGAGACTTAACTGATGTAATCTTATAATCATCGATTTTACGTGAGGGCATTCAGTATATATACTATGAAAAAATATATTGAAAAAACGCCGTTTTTAAAATACCAATGGTTTAATGTTTCAACCATTCTTCATCATCCCAATCATCATCATCATCAACCAAGTCATCACAAACATCACATTGCCCCCACCCTTTCCATTTGCGAATATTTCTTGGATGAAACCGGTTTTTCATCAAGTCTTCCATAATCCCACCATTATTAAACATTTTATCTTTTATAGCCTTGTAATCGTATCCAAATATATTTGGATTTTGAGACAAATGATACCAATTCACTTTCTCCAAGTTTTTTTCCAAAAGATGAATCGCATTTGGATTGAAAGACAAATACTCCCAATTCACTTTATCCAGATTTTTTTCCAAAATAGGAATCGCATTTGGATTGGAAGACAACCAATCCCAATCCACTTTCTCCAAGTTTTTTTCCAAAATAGGAATCGCATTTGGATTTCTAGACAATTCATACCAATTAACGTTATCCATGTTTTGTTCCAGAATAGGAATCGCATTTGGACTTGTATTTTGAGACAAATAATTCCAATCCACTCTATCCAAGTTTTTTTCCAACATATGAATCGCATTTGGATTTTTAGATAACTTTTCCCAATTCACTTTATCCAGATTTTTTTCTAATATATGAATCGCATTTGGATTTTCAGACAACCAATCCCAATCCACTTTCTCCAAGTTTTGTTCCAAAATAGGAATCGCATTTGGATTGGAAGACAACCAGCACCAACTAACTTTATCAAAGTTTTTTTCCAAAATAGGAATCGCATTTGGATTGGAAGACAACCACATCCAATCAACTTTCTCCAAGTTTTTTTCCAAAATAGCAATCGCATTTGGATTCAAAGACAACCGATACCAATTAACTTTATCCAAGTTTTTTTCCAAAATAGGAATCGCATTTGGATTTTCAGACAACCTATCCCAAACCACTTTATCCATGTTTTTTTCTAAAATAGGAATCGCATTTGGATTGGAAGATAACGCAACCCAATGAACTTTATCCAAACGTCGTTCTAAAATAGGAATAGCATTTGGATTTCCAGACAACCTATACCAATCCAGTTTATCGATAGGAATCCAGTCGCACAACTTGATAAAGTGGGTTCCTTTACTTGATGCTGTCGTCATTTTACTATGAGGTAGTCTTGTAATATACTATACACTCCAGTTGTATATTTAAAATCAATTTTTTTACATTTACAAAGGAACTCTCGATTTCTAAATGAGACTTAACAGGAAGTTTGAATCCGCTGTGCGGATTTATACCGTTGGAAATATAAATCGGAACAACTTTGTTGTCCGATTACCATTTCCTTACCGGTATCTGACCTTTGAGTAAATCTTCAAGGGCGTAAATATTCGCTGGTATAAAATCACAGTGGATCAGATACCGGTGATAAATACTTATGTGTAAAAATGGTTTATACATAAGTGGCGTGTATTGATAACGCAATAATAGTATAAAATGTTCAGTTGGTTTAAAAAACAAACAATTCGAACAATCGGATTCGAAGATATATTATACGCCTTGAAATATCCGCACAATTATGTTATAATAAATACGTTACCAACTGATATGCAGAATTGTTTAATCAACGGAACATTACGTTATGATATTGAAGAGAAAACAATAAATGAATATTTGAATTTATCATCTACAAAATACCCCATAGTTATTTTATACGGAAAAAATGCAACCGATGCGTCGGTTAATAATAAAGAACAACAATTAACGGAACTCGGGTTCAAAGATATATATATATATAACGGTGGGATGTTTGAATGGATGTTGTTACAAGAAACGTATGGGACAAATGAATTTCCGACGACTACAAACACTCTTGATTTATTAAAATACAAACCGACTGGTATTTTTCAAGTACATCGAATTGAAAATTAGTCACTATGTTAACCGCAATAGTTTTTGCCAGTGGGCTATGCGCGAATGAGATTCGAATTCTAACGTTTGTGAAAAATTCTTCGAAAAATCGGTTATAAATAATCCGTCGTTGTTATGTTGGAACACACGTATATTGAATAAGTTAAGTGAATCGTTAAACGCGCAATCTATACCCGTGTTATGTGTATGCATATGATAAATCATACAACGGTCAAAGTCATATGCACACAATAGATCAGCCTCTCTTACAATATGATATGCTCGCTGATATTCACCAAGATCTGGAAAACCGTATTGTTTCACCTTGGAATAAGACATTGTATTCACGATATCTCGAATCGCATCTGTATCGTTTATAGAGAGGTTGAATGAATCGTCTGTTGATAAAAAATCAATAATCGTGTTTAATCCAGCGACCGAATCCATATATTTGTTATCGCACATGTCGTGAATAATCGCTGCTATATAAATAATTTTTTCATATTGTTCCAATTCGGGAGACGTCAGAACCTCGCTTTCATATATGCTATTCGCTTGCATCAATACATTAAACGAATGGGATAATCCATGCGATTCGTCGATGTTATACTTTGCTACAATCGTCATAACGAAATTGAATAATGTAGTGAAAATAGGCATTATATTCATATAAAATACACTGTTTATATCTTATGCAAAAATTATATAAAATTGATTCGTTAACTAGAATAACCAATATAAAGCATCAAAGGTAAATTATACTAATCAACAACAATAACAATGGACTTAACGCAAAAAAAACTCACCAAGGCGGAATGGACGAATATTGAGGTTTCGGTGTCCGACAATGAAAAACCTATTCTTAGGATGATTATTGATGGGTATAAAGAACTTAACATGCGTCGCAACGACAACCAGTCTATGTTAAAAATAATGAAGTTGGAAAACACGATTAAAGGTGTCCATGAATATTTATTCCAAGAATATTTCGAAAAGACGATTACCGAGTTACTCGTCAAATATCCCGGTATATTAACTGACGAAGTCGTTTCAGAAAAAAAAGGTAAGGGTGGTGAGAAGAAGTCCAAGAAACAGAAGAAGCACCAGTTGAAAACCGGCGAATTAATCCGTATAGACTCAATCAACAAGAGAATGGATACCCATCGTGAAAACATTTTCGAATATACACTCATGAACTTCTGTTGTGAAATTTTGAAATCAATCCATTCGCACAACGACAAATATGCATTTTATTTGTATACGATTTTACAATTGAAGAAGTCATCGATTCCTGACGTCAACCCGTATGTTATACAGTTTGTAGACCGTGTAATTCGTAATACGATTCATACATTGAAAATGAACGACGTTCTTACACAGTCTTACCAGTTTATCGAGAAAAACCCTCATTTGATGAAATACGAAGACAAGACGTTATTCGAGCATCAGAAGCAAATCTTCGCAGCGTTTCACTATGATGAAGAGTCTAGTCCAACGAAATTGGAGGCGATGTCTAAAATCCCACCCAAACTAGTTTTGTATACAGCCCCTACCGGAACAGGTAAGACATTGACCCCATTGGGTTTGTCTCAAGGACATCGTATCATATTTATCTGTGCTGCTCGTCATGTAGGTCTTGCTCTAGCAAAAGCGGCTGTTTCGATGAACAAGCGTATTGCTATTGCATTCGGATGTGATACCCCCGATGATATTCGTCTACACTACTACTCTGCATCTGTATACACAACGCATCGACGTTCAGGTGGTATCGGTCATGTAGACAATAGCGTAGGAGATAAGGTCGAAATTATGATTTGTGATGTGCAGTCATATTTGATTGCGATGCGATATATGATCGCATTCAGTCCATACTATGGTCAGTCAGGTGCTGCACCAGATGTCGATATAATCACATATTGGGACGAACCTACAATTTCGATGGATTACGATGACCATCCTTTGCATCAAACGATAAACACCGTTTGGCGTGAAAATGTAGTATCAAAAATGGTGTTGTCTTGTGCAACACTGCCGCATGAAGATGAAATCGGAGATGCATTGAGTAATTATAGGTCAAGATTTCAAAACGCCGTTGTAGAAACCATTTCGAGTTATGATTGTCGGAAATCGATTGCGGTATTGAATAGTGAGGGTAAGTCGGTCGTTCCTCATCTATTATATCGCGATTATTCGGATTTACAGGCTTGTGTGGAACACTGTATCAAGAATAAGACCATGCTACGGTATTTTGACCTAGTTGAAATTACTCGTTTCCTACTCAAGGTAAGTCAGACCGAAAATGCGATCGACGAACGATATCATATGTCGAATTACTTTTCCGAAGGAATTACGGCGATTACAATGAATAGTATCAAACTGTATTATTTATGCGTATTGCAAAACATTGCGCCCGATTCATGGGATGAAATTCATGCAACCCTTTCATCTGAACAGAACGAAAAATTTGGACCAACTTCTGTGTGTAAAACAAGTTGTGCGATGAATATTGCTACAAAACCATCGGCACTCCCAAGTGGTGTTTCTGTGACTACAACTGATGCTTATACCATGACTGATGGACCAAGTATCTTTCTAGCAGATGATGTCGAGAAGGTCGGTAAGTTTTACATCAAAACATCGCGTATACCCGAACATGTGTATAAATTAATCTCAGAAAACATTGGTCGTAATAATATTGTTCAGAGGGAGTTGACTGACGTTGAACACAAACTTGAGGATATTACGAGTGCACGTGAAAAGGCGGCAGGGACTACTGCTGATTCGAGTGCAAAAGGTGCTTCAACTGGAGGTAAAAAGAAGTCTGACCATAAACACAATCGCGACGAAACTGTAGTCCACGACAATAAGTTATCCCGAACCGCTGAACATCTTCGTTCACAAATCGTTTCGGTGAATCTTGAACGAGTTTACATACCAAACACAACAGAACACCAAAATATATGGGCTCCCGATGGTAAGGTTGTTAAAAACGCATTTGTCCCAAATATATCTGACGACGAAGTATGTGAGATCATGGCTCTCGATGTAGACAACGACAAGAAAATGTTATTGTTGCTCGGTATTGGAATGTTTGTAAACGAAAATACGGCAAACCCGAGATATATGGAAATAATGAAACGTCTTGCTACAGACCAACAGTTGTTCATGATTTTAGCATCTTCTGATTACATATATGGAACCAACTACCAGTTCTGCCATGGTTTCATAGGTAAAGACCTTCAATCAATGACCCAACAAAAGACAATCCAGGCGATGGGAAGGATTGGGCGAAATCAAATGCAACAAGAATATACCATCCGGTTTCGTGATGATGTTATGCTTAACCAGTTGTTTAAACCGTCAACCGATAACAAGGAAGCCATTATGATGTCGAGATTGTTTCAATAATCGAATATTTATTCTAATATAGAATACCCAAATAGTTCAAAATCACGTTTGTAGTATAGATTAATTAATGAAATTGAGCGTGAATTTAAAGCAGCACTATATTTTGTTTCTTTTGATTCTAACACGTGCTTTGATGTTTGTATGTTAAAATTAAAGTCTGCAAAACCAATATGTTTCATGTCGGCAGTCAGGGTTTCGGTTCGAAGTATGATTATATTTTCAATCAAATTACCATCGATATCTGTAATATACATATATTGAGGTAATTTGTGATTATCGAAGGTGTCGTCCTTTTCTAAATATTTTTTTAACTTGCTGTATACAGTTTCTTGATTTTGAATCGTGATTTCCGTGAGAATTCCATTGAATAGTAGGTCTGATATTACACGGTCATATGGATTACGAACAACCGTCAAAATTTCACAATCATTCCTTTGGTATAAATCGCTCGATACAATCTTGCGTAGATTATCGGTATCCCATAATATATTCTTGTATTGTTGCATTTCATTCCAGGTTAAATGATGTAATGAATGCTCTAGTTTTTTTATCAACCGAACCCGTTTAAACTCTTTCAACTCAAAACTATTATTGTTAGAATCATTGGATTCATTGGATTCATTGGATTCATCATCGATTTCGTTATACATTACAGATTGGAACACACCCTTTTTCGGTTTTGAGGAAAACATTTTTTTGTCGGACGCGTTTTTGGATTTGTATAAACGTCGATACTTATCTACCTCTGACTGTATGGTATTTTGATAATATCTCAAATAAAGGCTACTTGGTCCTAACGTGGTTTGTGTGCGTATACCTAAATATTTTTCAATACTTGTTCCACCAGTCTTCGGGATATGAATAAATAATATTTTCCCTTTTTCAAAGTACGGCATATTGCTAGCTATATTACAATTATATATAAGTTAGAATATAATTGTAACTTATATTCTCAAAATCAATTCACGATTAGACAATGCTCAATGCATATGGATTACCCTTTAAGGCATTTAACACATCTCCTTGATTTCGGTCTTGTTGCATACCAGAGTAAAGCTCGTTTTTCCCCTGTAATCGTCCCATTGTATTCACATTGGGTGGTTGACGAGGAATTACAGGAACTGGTGCACGGTTGTTTGATAATTTATCAGTTCTATCAACAGTATTCATATTGATATGATTATTCATCATCGACATATTACCTTTTACTAGACGTCCGTTAATTGTCGAAGACTTCACGTCATTATTGCGTTGTCTATATTCGGCATCGTATGGGCGAACCTCTCTCGAACCATCTCCAGCAGAAGCATTACCTGCATAAAAGAAATCAGACTGGTTCATGCGATTGTTTGATATTGGCTGCACATCAGCAACCGTATATCCACCCTTATTCATCTCATTTGTGCCGGCATTTAAGTGGAATTTCGACTGCTCCGTTGTTTCACGAATAGTAGTGCCCAAACGATCAGATGGGTTAAATAAATAAGATTGAGGAATAATTGAACCAGCATTTTGATAAGGGCGTAATGTGCCTATCGTATTTTCTTTACGAGAAGGTCTGAGTATATCCAATAAAGGGGAGATAACAGCTCCAATAGCACCACCGACCGCTCCAAAATAATCGGATTGTTGGTTCGCCGAACGATTATTTGTATAGGATACTTGTGATTTTGCCCCATAATCAGCCTCATTTGCGCCACCTTTTCCTACAGCAGATGCGACCGAAATTGGAACAGAACCTAGATGCGTTCGAGTAGAAGGCATGTATTCACCATCCACAAACATACCTGGATTTTGTGCACTAGCAGTTCCAGTATAATCCGTAGTTGTTTCAGGTCGATTTGTGAAACGATCATTCTGTATAGGACGAAGAGTAACACCCTTTTCTGCGCCAGTAGTAGTCATCAAACGGTCGGCACCGGTTTCAAATGTGCGTTCAACTCGATTTTTTTCCATCGCACCAATCGAACCCATTGTTTGGACATTACTATTCGCTGGACCTTCATGTCCATATAAAGCTACACCTGATGCTTTCCTGTGATTATTGGTTCGCAGTTCATCGATACCTTTGGGCATCCAAGCCTCACGATTGAGCATACCAGAATTATATCCGGCACTCCCTTCCGTCTCATATCCAAGACCGATACCTGGACCAACTGTTTCTTGCTTGAACGGTAAGACATTCGACATCTTTGCGCCGGGATTCACTCTAGATTGCATAAAGTCGGTCTGATTAGGTGTTCCATAAGCCCATTGGTAGTTATCATTGGGTGCGAATAATGGGGATTGCTCCTTTTTATCTACCTGTTGCGAACCTTTTCCTAAATAAGTGTCCATGAGCCCTTCATTTTGGTTTGCCTTGAAGTCACGTGATGTAACCTTTCCACCAAAAAAAGGAACCATATTATTATGCTTCAAATCGTTTACATCGACTGAGTTTCCTGTTAAAGATGTGAAATTGGTAGGTTTACCATTTGATGATGGTACAGCCGTCCCACTTTCATTCGCACTCTTTGACCATCTATTCGGGTCGTGAATATCTTTCGGTTCAGCTAATCCGAAATATTTGTCTGTATAAGCCCCTCCGGTATACTTATTATCATTCGCTAATTTTTGTGTAACATCTAATGCTGGTGATTTTACTGGTTTCTCGGTGGGGAAATTCACATTGTGTAAATTCGTGTTTGGTAAATCTTTATAATCGGTAAATCCTTCGTTATATTCCTCATCGTCTGAATTTTGTTGTTTGGAAGCTATATATAATCCCGCCATCGCAATTAATGGTATCGCCAATTCCATTGTATATAATGATTTATATACAATACACATAATAAATTGCTAAATTTATGAGATAAAAATCGGCTTTACATAATTACTGTTTGGATAAGTAATAGTCAATACTCATAGGATCAGTATTGGAAATATTACCCATTCGAACGGTGGATTTAGGTTTATAGAAATCTTTCTCTAAAATACGTGTCTGTATATTGTCGTGAAATGGCTTCTCAAGATTTGCCTGAGGATTAATAATGGGTGTTTCCCATCGTGGATGTTCCAAATCGCGATACATCCACGCTGGGTGACTTGCTCTACTTTCTTCGACAAAAGGTTGGTTTGTAGAATAGGATATTTGTGAAGAAGCCACCTTTTGGTCCTTGTAAATATTTGTTTCAATGTTGTCCCTCTGTAGTGGTCGAGTTAATCCAATTAAATCGCTTTCTAAATTAATGGTATTTGTTCTCAGATTCGCCCCCCATTTTTGTAATCGAAGATTGGTATCATCCTGAAACGGCATAGACGCACCTTGACCTGGAACATCGAGTTGATATCTTCCAACGTAGGTTAATTCTTTTAATTGTTGCTCTATTCTTACTTCATCGTCATTAAATCTAGTAAACGACATAGGTATATATACGTTACATATAAAAAACATACTAAATATACTCTGCTAAACGCCCCCGAATCAAATCATATGTAGTTCCGCTTCTTTACATCGTCCATATGTTTTCCGATGCCATTGTGTAATACCATGTTCCAAAATGCCGTTCAAATGATGTTTTGTGCCGTATCCTTGATTATTACTTAGATGGTATTTTTCATCAAGTTCTGGATGTTCTATACAGAGGTCGTGAATATAGTCGTCCCTCGCAACTTTAGCCAATATAGAGGCTGCTGCTATCGAAGTGTATTTATTATCCCCACCGATGACTGTTTCATGTGGGACAGCAATTAATTCTTCAATATCCTCATTAAATATAGTATAGGGTCGAAAATCGTTACCGTCGACTAATAGGAAAGTTTCATTTGGAGTGATTTCACTCTTTGTAAATATATCACGCACTGCATTATGCATTCCGCGATGAACCGCTTGTCGAATATTTATGTGATCAATAACGTCGGCTTCAATATATTGGATTGACCATGAAATTGCATGTTCTTTAATATAATCAGACACTTCATGAATCTTCTTCTTGGAATGAAACTTTTTTGAATCCTTCATCCAATGATGATGAAACTCGGTTCCTTTAGGTAAAACTGCTGCTCCAACATATAACCGTCCAAATAAGGGTCCACGTCCGGCTTCGTCGATACCGATTTCATATGTATTGTCTTCATTATAACAAGATGATAGAGACATTTTAAGTGATACAGTTGTTTCAATACACGTGTCTATATCAATTTTTAATATACGCCAAACCGGTATTTTGATAATCGTTTGGACTAATATTTTCGATATATACATTATATTAAAAGTTTAATCATGAAAAGTTTTAAACTCACACCCTTTGTTTTATTCCTTATATTATTACTGACTTTAGTCATAGCGATGATATTCGGATATAAATCGAGTCAAATTATGGAAGGTCTTTCTCCAGCAAGTTCCGGAGAAGTATATCCATTATATCATGCTTCAATTGAACTAGACAGCATTCTAGTATCACCTAATGTGTTATTTGACCAAGCAACTGGTAATATAATCATACCTGGTGCATCAACTGGATACACATTGGTTAACAAAAATGGTGTTTCAACTGACGAAACTGCTGTATACACAGGGGTAGCCCCCACAAGTGTAGTGACACCGTGGTCGGTTGAAGGACCAAATCCAGACAATTTGAATATATTATACACCGATTTGAGTGGATCTACACTTGTTATGATAATTGACCCTGCCTCAAATGATATCAAATCTATTTTTAAAAACGTTAAGAATGGTAACGCATCCTCATTATCGATACGGGCAGATACTAAAACTGGATTAAGTTCCACAGTTCTTACCACAGCCCCCGCGTCATATGCAAAAAATGCTACAGTCGACGGAACTCTTACATCTATTACGATTAATGGCGACAAGAAAGATGCTATGAAAATCGCAGATGATGTATTTTTTGATAAAACGCTAGGTATATGTGTCCAAACTGCGGCTGGTGTCTATGAATCGTCGACTGAATACACTACTGGTTTTTCAAAACAAGTCACAAGTGGAAAAGCTTTAGTAATATCTACAATGGTGTCCGATGTAGTTGTAGTGAATATGATTACAAAACGAACCCCATCTGGGACGAATCCAACATATGTTTTAGAAGCTTCTTTACAAATAACAAAGGAACTGATTGAGACTTCATTTGCAGGACCTAAAATCAGTTTTGATATTAAAACACCCGAAAATAAAGACGGTGAATTATTACGTGATTTGGTTGGGTTATTAAAAGACAAAAACGGTGGCGCAAATGGGTCTGCATCTACACCGGTCGCTTCGTCCTCTAAATCGTCTGATACGTGCACCGATCCTCGTTTTATGTTGAAAACCGAAGTCGTTCCGCCTGTATGCCCGGCATGTCCGGCATGTCCGGCGTCGTCTGGATGTAATTTATCGATTAATACGAACGGTGAAATCGTAGACTGTAACGGGAAAAAATACACACCGGCTGAATTGTATAAAGCAGCTGGTTCGTCACCCGCAACATGGGCTGGTGCTGCTGCTTCAACTGCAGACAGTATTGGTGGAGCAGTCGAAACCGGTCTTACTGAAACGGGTGATGTCTTAGGTAAGACTGTAGATGCTGCTGGTAATACAATAACCAAGACGGCAGATACAGCCGGAAATGTAGTAACCACTACTGTCGATACAGCCGGGAATATTGTAAATAAGACGATTGATACTGCAGGAGACTTAGCAAAGGATGTGGGTGGTGGTGTGTCGGACCTGGCTTCTGGTATAGGAAGTGGTTTGGCAGGATTAGGGAAGGGGGCTGCCGAACTAATTTCTGATGCCGGATCTGGTGCAAAAGATGTGGTTCAAGATACCGGTTCGGGATTGATGGAACTTGCTCAAAATAAAAATCAAGGTCAACAACAGCAGCAACAGCAAGGTCAACAGCAAGGTCAACAACCGCAACAGCAAGGTCAACAACCGCAACCGCAACAGCAACAGCAAGGTCAACAACAACAAGGATATCCACATGGACATCAACAAGGATATGATTATGGTTATCAACAGGGTGGATACAGTAATTACCAAACATGTAGTGACCAAGGTAGTGATTATATGCCCATAACAAACGATTTTTCACAATTTACATAAACCATATTTTTGATAAACGAGTAATGTATTACACCACCATTATTCGTTTGTTTATTTGTATTAAAAAAAATAGTTAGAGTAGAACCTCTATATATATCATCTTATTATGAACGCTGTCCAAGAATTATCTACATCAAAAACGGCATCGAATAATTCTGATTATTCATCTACATTGGGTCGCTCTGGTATAGTATCTGAGATAACAGATATCCTGAATTCATTTGAAGATAGATGCTCTGACGTTCAATTCAAAAAAGGCATCTATATCTATGGTTCACCTGGAACGGGGAAAAGCCATTTTGTAGTAAATCTCTTGAAAAATATGGGATATGACGTTATTATATATGATGCAGGTGATGTTCGCAATAAATCTATGGTCGATACAATTACAAGTAATAACATATCAAATCGAAACGTCCTTGATATGATGAATAAAAGGGTGAAGAAAATAGCCATCGTAATGGACGAAATAGACGGGATGAATAACGGAGACAAGGGAGGTATCAACGCACTTATAAAGCTGATTCGACAGAAAAAAACACAGAAACAGCGTTTAGAAAACGTCACTCTGAATCCCATTATATGTATTGGAAACTATTATATGGATAAGAAGATTCGTGAATTAATGAAAGTATGTCACACGTTTGAACTGAAAACCCCTAGTCCGATTCAGATGGAACATCTACTAAAACATAATGTGTCTGCTATCAAAATTGCTCCATACAAGGATATGCTATTGGATTATATCCAAGGCGACTTACGTAAACTCGATTTTGTCGTAAATTTGTATAAAAATAAATCACATCTAATCACACACGATATTTTACAGAATATTTTTCAAATAAAGTCTTATAATGAGGATTCTAAACGGCTTACTGCGACACTTTTCAATGAATATATACCATTTAAAGACCATAATACACGGATGAACGATACAGACCGAACCGTTATCGCTCTATTATGGCATGAAAACTTAGCAGATGCATTAAGTGTTCTACCTCAATCGAAGCAACTCACTTTTTATGTGAAAATATTGGAAAATATGTGTTTTGCTGATTACATCGACCGAATCACGTTTCAAAACCAAATTTGGTTATTTAATGAAATGAGTTCATTGATAAAAACATTCTACAATAACAAATTGTATCATGAAACCGTCCAACTACAACGAAGGCAGTTTCATCACGATGAAATTCGTTTTACCAAGGTGTTGACCAAATATTCAACTGAATATAACAATCAGACATTTCTAACAAATACATGTTTAGAGCTGAATATGGATAAGAAGGACATGGTCGCATTTTTCCAAGAATTTCGTATGAAGTATTTGACTGTAGATATACCTGATATATTGTCCATTCCGAGTAATTGCGAACAGATTGAAAACATGTTTGATGGGTATAATATATCGAAGTTGGATGTGCGAAGAATGTATCGATTCTTAGACAAGACTTCGAAAAAAGATGCGATAGTTATTTCAGAAGAATATGATGAATAATTATATTTTCTGGATTAAAGATAATGGTATATTACAGTATATAATGACAAACGTTAACGATCAAACGACACAAACGTCTCAAAAAGAGCAGTCCCTCACTACAATCGTGGAATATGTATGGATTGGCGGTGAAGGCGAGCTTCGCAGTAAAGCACGTGTTATGCAGTCAATAGTGAATACAGTAGAAGATCTATCAGATTGGAATTATGACGGTAGTTCAACAAAACAAGCCGAGGGTCATGCTTCTGAGGTGTTATTAATACCACGAACATTATTTAACGATCCTTTTAGGGGGTCGCATCATAAGATGGTTATATGTGAGGCTATGCTTCCTAATGGAGAGCCAGCATTGAATAATAACCGTTACTTTGCTAAGAAGTTATTTGACCAAGCTCCGGAAGAGGAGCCCTGGTTCGGTCTAGAACAAGAATATTTCATGATGGATTCGACAACAAATCAACCACTCGGTTACTCGGACGATAAAGAACAAGGTCAATTTTACTGTAGTGCTGGTGCAGCGAATGCATTTGGTCGCCCTTTGGTGGAGGAACATTTACAAGCATGTATCACAGCCGGTATTAAGATAAGCGGTGTGAATGCGGAAGTTGCAGCTGGACAGTGGGAATACCAAGTTGGACCATGTGTGGGCATTGAACAAGGCGACCATTTATGGATGGCTCGCTATCTGATGGAGCGTTTGTCCGAGAAACACGGTATAGTTATTAACATTGAACCCAAACCTTTGGCTGGTGACTGGAATGGTTCCGGTTGTCATGCGAATTATAGCACCAAGAATATGCGCGAAGGAACCGAAGTCAAGACAGGTTTGGATTATATATACGAAGCTGTAGCCAAATTATCACATAAACACATGGAACATATGGACATATATGGTAAGGACAATGACCAACGATTGAGCGGTGCCCACGAGACCTCCCCCTATGATGAATTTTCCGTGGGAATTGGTAATCGTGGTTCCTCTGTTAGAATCGGAAATGAGGCAATCAATGATAAAAAAGGGTATTTTGAAGATAGGCGTCCTGGTTCAAACTGCGACCCTTACTTAGTGACGGGTATGTTGTTTAAAACGACAATTCTTGACTAATAAAACCACCATTATTGTACATAATACAAAGATTGTAATTCTTATTATTATGTGTTATCGAAAAACGTTACATGTATGGTCATATAATTTGCAAATAAAATACTATATTGTAATTATATGGACTCGGATAATAAAATAATAGGTTTGCTGTGTAGTACGATATCCGTATTTACAGCAACCACTATGGTACACGGGTTTGATGTAATTCGGATATCACAACAAATCAATATGAAACCGCAATATACATTTAACTATTTATATCGAGGATACTCGGCTGGGTTATTGCGACAATTAACCTATGCTGTTCCGAACTTGACCATTTTTACAGAGTTGAATCGTAGACACAAACAAATACACAATACTGAACCAAGCGTCATATACAAGGCTGCATTCGGTGCAATTTCGGGAGCGGTTGGTGGATTTTCTGGGACACCAAGTGAAGTAATAATGATTCGTTCGATTAACCCCAGTTTACCTACAGTTGGTTTCACACATCATTTGCGCGATATTTATGCGACCAATGGTATTCGTAGTTTTTTTCAAGGTTCATATGCAGCCATAATTCGTTCTGCATCCTTCAATAGTATACGATTATCAGTGTATTCTGAAAGTAAAATTCGAATACAGAATGCATACCCAACATTAGAGGGGACTAGCACGTTACATTTTGCGTCGGCATTTTGCGGAACCTCACTCGGTATATTCATAACAAATCCAATTGATTATATTAAATCACAAATGCAAAAACCGGGTGAAAAAAAAGGTGTTGTTGATATCATAAAAAATACACAGTCGCAACATGGTATACGTGGTTTTTACAAAGGAATCACCGCGAGTTTATTCAAAAGTGTTCCACATTCTATCATCTCATTTGTAATATTAGAACGACTCACGCGATTTATGACCGGACGTGACGCTATTTAGACCAAAAAACTATATTTATAGTGTATATAACTATAGTATGAATTTACAAGACATTTTAACATGGATTACCCAAATTATTATTATAGCGATAATACTATTTGTTGTATACCAATTATACCGATGGCTTATACAACCCATCCTTTACAAGGGTCGTGGATATAGCAATATAAACGCTGATTATATACATCCTGTATTATATCCTGATTTTATCACACCATCTGAAAACAATCACATTTTGAGTGTAGCGACTCCAAGGTTCGCCGAAAGTCAACTTGTAAGTAGAAATATGGATAGTGTTCGTAAAAGCGAAACTGCATGGTTATCTAGAGATGACCCTATTATTTCTAAGATTATACGTCGAGTTTGCGACTTAACGAATTTACCATTCGACAATGCCGAAAAAATGCAGGTTGTGAAATATGACCCAAATGGATATTATAATCCCCATTACGACGCGTCGTGTGACGATTGTCCAGAAAGTGTTGAATTTGAAAAAAATGGAGGTCAACGTGTAATCACAATGTTGCTTTATCTGAACGATAATTACGAAGGTGGTGAAACCGATTTTCCAAATTTACACGCGAAGTATAAACCCGCAAAAAATACTGGTCTTTTGTTCTACTCTCTTGAGAAGGAAGGTAACTTATGTCACCCTCTTTCACTACATGCAGGAACACCCGTGTTATCCGGTAATAAATACATAGCTAATGTATGGTTGCGTGAAACGGCTTATGATGTGAATAAATAATTAGGCATTTGCAGACATCTGCATCACGGCGGGTGTTGTAGACGAAACACGATTTGTGATTACACCCTCTAGTTCTTGGATTCTAGCAATAAGTTTACCTATATGGTCTTGTTGTTGACCTATATGAGCTTGTTGTTGACTCAATGCTTGCACAATCTCGTGTGGGGTCATCGGACGTTTTGGTTCACCCGGTTTATCAATCATAATTTGTGGTGCTGGTTGAGCGGCAATTAGACGTTTTTGTTCTTCATCTATCACTTTTATTTGTTCTAATACATCTGGTTTCATTTCAGGCTCACCTGGTTTATAGTTGTTTAATTTATCGCCAATATCTTTCAAAAAATATTGACGTATATCTGATTCCGATGTATTACGGATGAAGTCATCGACTGTCTTGGTGCTCTCTTTAAAATACTGCGCATGTTCATTGTTTAACATATTGCGCTTATCAAACGTGTTATGTATATGTGAAAACACTAATATCGTCTTTAATGGGTCGAGTTGCACCATAGGTATTGTAAAGTTATTCAAAAATAGCTTCTCTTCTGCGAGAGATGCATTTTCGTCATATCGACATTCATTTAGAAGTTGGCTACGAAATGCGAATGTTCCGGCAGTCGCATGATTGGGTCCATATGGACCACTCTGATACATTTTTTGAATATGGTTGTAATATACATAAATTTCACTTGCACCTGCACACATAATGGTAGGATTTGTTGTTAACATATCTACTGCATGTTCCACGCGTTCTGGTGGGTAATAGTCATCATCATCCATATATACTAAGATAGAACCGGTTGCTTTTGTGTGCATGAAATTGCGTTTCGCACCTAGTCGCATTTTTTCATCAATTGGGAAATATTTGATTTGAGATATACCTGAACTTTCTACCAAATCTTGTATTTTATCTGTCCCATCATCGACGATAATCCATTCTATATGTGAAAGTGGATATGTTTGATTCTTGAAACATTGGAACATGGATTCAATAAACGGTCTACGATTAAATGTAGGAGTACATACAGAGACAAATGGTAGGTCCTCTTTTTCCATAATATGATATTTTTACATCATATTATTTATGTTGTTTTTAATCGTTTATTGTTATTGTCCGTCGCCACTCCCACCAGTAGCAGCAACAGGAGTAGTAGCAACAGGAGTAGTAGCAACAGGAGTAGTAGCAACAGGAGTAGTAGCAGCAACAGGAGCGCCTTTTCCAACCGTATTACTTGGAATTATATTCTCTGTTTGTCGTGCCTGTATTTTCGATTTTTTCATAACCGGACCGTTCGAACTCAGTGAATTATTCAATCCAGCCATACGCGAACGCATTGTTTGGTCACTTTTAAACTGGTCGGATACTCCATCTGTTCCACTTTGTAGTCCAGTAATTGTCTTATATTTATTATATAGGTACATACACAACATAATGATCAGTAATATATTTATCAAAATCAACCACGTGAATAACTGTTTGAATGATTCTTGTATATTGAAAGTTGATGTAGCCGACATTCCGACTTTCCCCGCGATCGAGGAATTCCAATTTTTACTATATACACCAATACCACCCAATAATGTTAATAGGATCAAAATTTCAAACATATTAATCGATGCATAATTAATAACCGTTTTGATCCAATCCCAAATATATTTTGGTATTTGAGATACTTCAAATTCAGGTTTACATGCTTCATCGGTCAGGTCCGGAACGATTGTATCGATTGAGTCCGTTATTCCTGTAATAATATTAAAACAATTAAACCCTTCGTATACGAACACACCCATAAAAGAATAGACAGCTAAATAGGTTGATACACATAAAACACCCAATGGAACATTCACCGCAACCGTCCACATGGAATAAGCCATAATACACAGAATCACAATTACCAAGAAGAAACACATGGAAAATATGCCCCCCTCATGTTGAGTAACCAATGCCTGTATTTCCATATTCCCATTTACGACTGAACCAAACATAAATTGCAAACTATATATTGCGACTATCGCGATGGAACCCAATGATAAAACGGATATGCTATATTGACCACGGAGTGCATTGAAAAAATTAGCCAGTAAAGACGTTTGGAAATTCATCTGAACGAGTGAATAAAATAATAGAAACATTCCAAACATGATAATCGCATTTGGTATCTCCCATTTCTTTATTTTTTTACCAGCACCAATAATTAAATAATCGAACCATTCTACAACGCGAAATGCGGGACCCAATGCTCCGTATAATATTTTGTTGTAATCCTTTAGATCATTTGTATTGATTTCATATCTTACATTATCCTCGTCTTCCAAGAAAAACACAATATAATACCAATTATATACAAAAAACCAAGTCAACAAAATGGAAATGAATTTCTGCGTTTGGTCTTGAAATGTTGTAATTTCCTCTTTTGTTGCAGTATCTTGGGTAAGTGCGTTGGCTATGTTCGTTATCAATGTGGTTACATATCGATTTGTTCGTAAGAAAAATAACATTATCTGAATTTTGATTATCCGTAAATAGGCTCCGATTTTTAAAAATACATTTGTTATCATTTTTGAAAGAGTTAACATCGAATCACCCACCTCAGTTGCGACCCCCTTTATTCCTTTCATATTATTTTTTAAACTGTCTTTTAATGTATCCGATGAAACAACACTCGTTTGGTCATCACTTGTTGAAAACATACTGCCAATATCCATATCAAAATTTCCTAGTTCACCTAGTCCATCGAACGTATTAGACATGTCGTTTTGTAGACTATCTATCGGATTGGGCATAGATGAGAACGCCTTTCCAACATTTGATATTTTGTCTTTGATTTCATCCCCTATATCTCCAGTAGATGTTCCAGGAGCCGATTCATGTGTAGTTGTGTCGTCATCTCCGAAACCCTCGATATTAGACTGTTGGGGTCTCTGGTATATATCTTCAAACTCCTTTATTTTTTTCGGATTCTCACGTCGACGGTTGACTAAGTTAGACATCTTTTTTTTCATATCTCTTATTTCGAAATTTTCGGTCGAATCGGAACATTTCTTATCCCACTTCTTATTCCATTTTCCCATATTCTATTATAATTAGTATACAATAGAATATTATATTTAACACGATAAATACACACTAAATATTGCTACTATGTCCATTATCTCGCATACATTAATCCACAGTTACCACCAACAAAAGATAGCACATTATATCTCTCCTCGAACACGTGTAAATTGTAGTTATATACATAAAGTGCCCATGCCGGTTTTGAAGAAACAGTTATAGGAACACCACCTGAATCACACTCAATATTCACAGTTGACCCACTCACATCAATTGGTGGTAGATATGTAGTGAACTCAAATTCTACTGTTTTAAAACGACTTGTATTTACAGCACCTGATGGTTGATATTCATATGGACTTGTATTTAAACAGAAATTATAACAGTACATCCCTTCTTCTGCAAATCCCTGGGTTCGCGTATATTTTTCAACATAATCATAAACCCCACTCGGCATAGACACTTCACGATAATCGCCTCCAAACAAAATACCAAATGTTTGCATAATCGACCTCTGGTTTGCGGAACTATAATTTCCGGTAATATACTGTTCAGTAGACGGGTCATATACGATGTTCGAAGGGATTGTTTTGTATGCCCAGTTTGTGTAATTCGTCCATTCGTTTCGAAGGAATGCATCGTTTCTTTGAAAATACCACATCCAATCTGCAACCATTCCAGACGCCGATTGTAATTTTATACGATTTGAACCGACCACATTAAGATAGTCATGTTCGTAAATCTCTTTGACTAAATAAACTTGATCCTCTGCTGCAAAAAGTGCCTGTTCTTCTTCCGATAAAAAACAATATGTAGACAGCAGATGGACATCCGCATTCCAGTTGTTTGTTTGATTTGTGTAGTTTGTGGAAGTCAGATCGTCTGAAGGTGGTGTTTGTAAAAAACGATACAATTGGAATTGGTTTTCACCCGCTCTAATCTTGATATAAGGGAAATCATCCTCTGGATTAAATACATCGCGAACTTGAAATAGGTCTTGGATGGGACGTAATGTAACATTGATTATTAGTTCTTGGTATTGTAGTGCGACCAATGGGAATGCACAACGACTATCTAGTGAAAACCATGTATTTAATGGAATATATAACATTCGCCCTCGAATAGAAGGTTCCGCACCAGAAGCATTTGCAGTATATTTCGCACATGGATATGTATTCGCTTTGAATGGATATGTTAAAACGCGTGCTGGGTTGTTCGCTGGATCGTTCAATGCCGGCACATTACCAGTCATCGCACTAAATAGATCTTTTTTTTGTTTACTAAAGTCTCGGTTCACCATAGCGTTCAGATACTGTCCTGAATATTTTTGCAGGGTGTTTGCACCACAAACAATCTCAATATCCTGGATAATCTGTGTTCCTAGATTCTCGATCCATTTGAAATCATAAGGAGACGACATATTACCTGTCTTATCGCTGGATTCCCATATTGGGCTCCATATATCAGGCAAATTGATAACTAAATTGGTATCCATCAATAAATCAGCATATCTTTTTATTTTAAAGGTGTATTTAGAAGGTTCTGTTACCCGGAGTTCACGTAAACCATCAAAGTCTAACCGAAATTTCTGTAATCCGAAATTCGTATATTTTGAATACGCTACTTTGAAAAAGGTCTTTGTCGGATTTCCTGTTAAAATGATATTAGCTTTACCAACAGAAATAATATTTAATAATCCTCCAGCCATTATAAATGAATATATAATAAGTGTCTATATTTTTGTTCGCGTAATTACTTTATACATTCATTATATACCACGATCTAAAACACAATACAATGAAGGGATTAATCGATTATGTTTTGATACTAGGATTTACCACCATTGCCGTGTATATTATCTATAATATGATTATTAAAATGAACGGGAGTAAGCCGGGTAATATACCACCACCCTTCGTTGATACACCCAATGCGAAACAGATTGCACAATTGAGTAGTGTGGAAAGTTCTAATTCTGGTGGAGGAATCGCGAATGCATCATTCGACCCATCGAACGACAATGCATTACGTAATTATTGTATCAAGGCATCATCAAATAGTGCTTATACAGGTGAATATATGAACTTGAATATGGTAAAATACGTTTTGTCCCGTGGTTGCAGATTCTTAGATTTTGAGGTCTATATGAAGGATGGAGTTCCGATTGTCGCGTATTCCAATAATAAAAACTCGGTTGATACATTCACATCAGAAGCGCCCGCCGTTTCTTTAGCAGGAGCATTCTCAACGGTCATGTCCAATGCATTTTCAGATACATCTCCGAATTCGAATGACCCCATTTTTATACAATTACGTATCAAAACGTATTTATCGACTGCTTATTCCAAAATAGCAACAATTATCCATGGAACTCTTGGTCCAAAATTACATGGACAGGCTGTGTCTAAAACAAAATATGATGCTGTCCCCGTTACGCTAGATACTCAATTACCGGAATTGAAAGGAAAGGTTATTTTGATAGTAGACCAATCTTCCTCTCCCGGTTATGCGAATTATGCAACATGTAGTCCAGACAATACCGATTGTGCTAGTTTAACCGATTATGTAAACATGAATAGTAACAGCCAATCTATCCGCTTATATAGTGAAAATAGTTTGTCGTTTCAACCAATAAATCCACCTGACCCGGCAACATATCTATTGCGCATTGTATTTCCAAGCCTCGGATTCTTTAATAATCTAACTAATGCCGATACATTTTATTTAATCGAAAACTATGGTGCTCAAATTATAGCTCAAGCCTTTTATACAAATGATACAAATTTGTCTTCATATGAAGCACTTTTCAATGAATATAAGACAGCTTTTGTTCCACTAACAACAGCAGTTCAATATAGCAGGCTTCAATAAGAATAAATACATTTAGATAATATGTTTGTGTGAACACATTATCCACGTATATACTAAGATACCCATGCGCCAGAAAAAACAAAGAACACGGAAAAATCGATTCGAGCCAAGCGAATGCTCAAATAATATGAATTTCCAAGAATGTGAATTGGCTGTATTAAGACACGCAATCGACAAAAATGAAAAGATTCTTGGACAAAAGGTCGCGAGCAGTGACGAAATTAAAAATATGGTTAAAATCGTAGAGGACTTTTTAATGAAAAAGAAGCTTGTGTGTTATGGTGGAACTGCTATTAATAACATTTTACCGAAGCAATCACAGTTTTATAATCGTGAATATGAGATACCCGATTACGACTTTTTTTCGCCAAATGCCCTAGAGGATGCTAAAGAATTGTCGGACGTATTTTATGCCGCCGGTTATTTAGACGTTGAAGCAAAATCCGGTATTCATTCTGGAACATACAAGGTTTTTGTTAATTTTATTCCTATGGCGGATGTTACCTCTATTCACAAGGAACTTTTCGACTCATTGTCCAAGGAGAGCATTTCCATTGCTGGTATCAAATATGCACCACCCAATTATCTACGCATGGGAATGTATTTAGAATTGTCTCGACCTGCGGGTGATACGAGTCGATGGGAAAAGGTGATGAAACGACTGAATTTGCTGAATAAATTTCATCCAATGAAAGTTAAATATGATTGTTCTGCTATCGATTTTCAACGAGAAATGGACGACACATCGTCAGAAAGCGAAAAAATATATATTACTGTTCGTGACACCTTTATTGACCTTGGTGTAGTATTCTTTGGGGGATATGCAGCAAGTCTATATTCTAAGAATATGCCCCATAAGGAGAAACAGTTTTTTCGAAAAATACCTGATTTTGATGTATTATCTGAAGATATACACAAGACAGCTCTAATCTTGGAAGAACGTTTACATGATGAGGGTATTAAACATATAACACAAGTTCATCATCCGTCCATTGGTGAACTCATTCCGGAACATATCGAGATGCGTTACAAAAATGAGATCATCGCATTCATTTATGCGCCTGTCGCATGTCATAATTACAATACGATCCAAGTGAATGACTCAGACGTTAATGTAGCGACAATTGATACAATTATGAGCTTTTATTTGGCTTTTTTATATGCGGATGCGAATTACTATTTCAAGGATCGAATCATGTGTATCGCAAAATTTCTGTTTGAGCTACAGCAGACAAACAAGTTGGCGCAGAAAGGTGTTATGAAACGTTTTACTCCACAATGTATTGGTGTCCAAGAAACAATGGAAAGTATCCGGGCAAACAAATCAGTCAAATTCGAAGAACTTCGTGGTAAAACGGGGGGTGCAGAATACGAAAAATACTTTTTGAAATATTTACCTGCTGATATCGGAAAAAAAAACGGCAAGAAAAGTAAATCCGATGGAAAGAACGACGATTCACCAAAGGACGAGGAGTCACCAAAGGACGAGGAGTCACCAAAAGAACAGACATCGCGAAAAAAGACAAAGTCCAAGAAAACGACTGCTAAAAAGCGTGTAACATTCAAACCGTTTGGTATTCCACCTATATTCTAAATCGATATGATAAAATTGATATAAACCGTTGTTATCATATACAACCATACAACATGAACCGAACCGGATTGAAACGAGATACGATTGATAAATTTTATACAAAACCCGATGTAGCGGCACAATGTATTCAGTGGACATCAGACAATATATCGATTAATAAAACAGACATATTGATTGAACCCAGTGCTGGAAACGGGTCGTTCATAGAGGGAATGCGCGGATTATCCGACATTTGCAAGTTTTACGATATTGCTCCCGAACATGGCGACATAGAGAAACGAGATTTCTTGGAATTCGATTCTATTTCCGAACTAGGAGATATTGGTCTGAATCAAAAAATACATGTTATTGGAAATCCACCATTCGGACGTCAATCTTCGTTGGCGATTAAATTTATTAAAAAGGCGTGCTCTTTTGCGCATTCCATCTCCTTTATTCTACCCAACAGTTTTAAAAAGGGTAGTCTTCGTAATAAAATCCCGCGTAATTTCCATTTGTTATTTGAGTCGTATCTACTCGATACATCGTTCAGTGTAGAAGGTGATGACGTGAATGTCCCATGTGTATTTCAAATATGGGAAAAACGCGATGTATTACGAGATAAGGTGGTGGTTGAAAAACCAATTGGATTTAAATTCGTATCCATGAATGACCAACATGATATTTCATTCAGACGCGTTGGTGTAAATGCCGGTGTAGTTGATACAAACACATCGGAAAAAAGTCCACAATCCCATTACTTTATTCAATTTACAAACGGACGAGGAATAGCCGATAATGTGGAACGAGTTCGGACATTACAATACGAAACGAATAATACCGTTGGACCTCGGTCGATATCAAAACCTGAGGTAATTTGTGCGTTTAATCGCGTATTGTAGAATACGTAAAATTGAAAGTATATTTATTTTTCTTTCCGGTCGGTGTATTTACGTATGCTAGGAAATACAATGAATCGTCGTATTATGCAAATTGACCTTACGGGAACATTACAATTTGGTGTTCTACCTGTAGAAACACTGATCGATCATTTCAAAGATGGTCGATGGGCATCCACTTTATTGGAACGATATATCCCAATTATATATCCAGATTTAACATGGGTTTCTGGTAACAAAGACCATGACCATATAGATGTGGACGGAAATCTATATGATCTGAAATGTTTTACGAAAGGCGGATTGAGATTCATGCCTTCAAATCAAATCGGTGCAAAGCGCTCCTTCGACAAAGACATCGCACACGAAAAGGCGAATAAGTTGACCTATATATGCTGTGATATTACACAGTTTCCAATTGTTACTGTAAAATTCGCAAACGGATGTGACCTAATTGTGAAATATCCAAACTGTTCTATTCCATTCAAGGACCGAAATGCGTTCTTCACCGACTATACCAGTGAGACTATATAATAACTAGAATTATAATTCCACACACATTTAACTCTATCCCCAATTTCAATAGAATGTTTATCGACCGTATCAAGTTCGCTACTGTGAATTGTCTGTTTTTTTAAAAATGTAGAAGACACTGCAGACAAGTATATATCATCTACTTTTGTCCAATCATATTTTAATGCAAAATATTCATTCTTATTCAGACTAGTAACACGCATAGACTTATATAAATATTTGGTATAATTTTTGATACCACGTTCATCGAAAAACATTTTCTGTTTTAAGTTACTAATATTGAAGGTATTCTCTACTGGATGTATCTGGTCTAAAATCGTAATTGGGAGTCGTTTGTAATTATTACAATCAACATATGTCACGTCTTTGCGACCGACTGATTGAAAATAATCGTGAAATTTAGTATCATCACCATTGATCTCATCTCCGAATCTAACCCATTTATTCGGTATATTATATGCATCACTTACTATTAATCCATGTAACGATGAAGACACAATCTTCTCGCAACTTACTATATCGTTTATTACGGATTCGACATTTTCATTATTTAAATTAATAACGAACACATCATCAAAGTCTGCATACATTTTATTTATAATCTCGTAATGCACAACATGGGGAATAATACCAAAAGGATGTGTTTTTACTACAGTTGGTTTATAATACTCGGGTAATAATAACCCCGGGTCACCATAATCTGGAGGACAATAACAATTTATATCGAGTAATCGTTTACGGGTTAAAGGTCCTCTTACTAACTGAATTAATCCACTATTTATGTTCTGGTCAATGTCTCGTATTCCACTTCCATACACTAATGAATCCGGTTTACACAATCTCATGATAGAACCGCAACTGATAATATTTGGTTTAGTTCCAGTTAAATCGAATGAATAATCTACATCCTTACAGAACTTCTCTAAAAAATAAGGTGTAATCAAATCACCAAAGTTTGAGGATCCACTCCAATAATAAAAAGGTATTTTCACGTCACTAATATTTAGATAAATCTCTGGTAAATACTTTTCAATAAATTTTAAATCAAAATTGTTATAAATAAATTCGATTGTATTTTCATATCCATATCGCTGGATGGGATTCATATTAACTACATTTTTTACTTTCCACCATTTTGAATTGCCGCTATAGTGAATCATAGTTAAACTGTCCATCGTATCTTTATCAAAAGAATATAGTTTCGCGGAAGTATTGAGTATGTGGGTTTCGGGAGCTAATAAAGCTACATGTTCACTGTTATATATTTGGTATAACACCATAAGTGAATCATCACCACACCTTGGTGCCCCTATATCAAACGAACGTTGATAATAATCAATAATTTTTTCATAAAACCCAATCTCTGTTAGATTTTTAACATTATATATTTTCAAACCACCTAATATACGAGGGCTATTCAAATTACCTTCACCAAATTCTTCTCGGATTTTAGGATAATCGCGCACAATTGCTGGGAAAGACCCGATTGAAACTCCTTCTTTGTATGTTCCACCTATATATGCAACTGTATCTAATTTAATGTCAAGAGATTTATTGATATATATATCTGGTTCTATCAAAACCAAAAAGTCATAACTGGCTAATGCTTTATATGCATAAAAATGATAAAAACACTCAAGTGGATACTGTAATCCATATGGACGCTTTTCTAAATGAGGGAAATCATTTGTTAAATCAACCTCGATTAAGTTTATATCAAAACGACCGCACAATTGTTTCATATCATCATCGAATGATTTTCCAATAATTGCCTTATCATAATTTGCATTATGGCTTTCAAATTGTTTCAATGAAACGATTGCCTTGGAAACATACTCATTATCACAACACACAATTACACAATTGTTCATGCTATATATAATATGTATAATATGAATAATGCAAATAAAAAGAGGTATAGACCTACTATAAATTACTAATCTTGGTTGAAACATAATGAAATGAATAAAAAATAGAACCGAACATGAAACTTTTCATAGTTAATCCCATGAAATTGAAATTGCCGTCGTCATGATAAATCGTCATAAAAGACAAATACTTCCGTAATAACGTATTTATAACCGGCATTTGAAAAATAAAATATAACAGAGCAACTAAGATAGGCAATTGTATATCGCTAATTAAATTATGCGATGCCTCCTGTCTATGTGTGTGTTCATGATGTTCTTTACGTGCTTGTTCATTTACCGCTTCATATTCGCGTATATAATCGGACGTTAATTTCACCTTGGGAACATGGTTCGCTTGAATCTCTTCATCCTGTTGATAATCAATCGAATTCATTGGAATATCACGAGACGGTAGGCGCTGTTGGGGCATGGTATCAACCGTATAATTTACCTGACCGGGTGCAGCAGTATGTTCTGGAACCATACTATTTGTATGGGGTGCTTGTCCACGTTGTGGAGACGATTCCGGCATAGGCATCTCTTCTGGTGCGACCGTATTATGTCCATATGGATTAGGGTGAATATTTAACGGTTGATAATTTTGATCATCTGATTCACCCGTCATGGAATGCTGTTGCTGCTGTTGTTGTTGGGGTTGTTGCGTGTTGGCAGACACGTTACCATAAAACTCGTTCGCTATATGTTGTGTCGATGGTTGAGTATTAAATGATACAGAACCTGTTTCTCCAAGGTCTGAAATACGAGTGGTGGAATGAGACATAAACTATACAATATTAGACATCTAAACATTGTGTTGTTGGCGCATTATTCTACATCCACTATTTGCTTATTTTCATCACAAGGAACCGATATCGAATTGTATTCGTAACATTTCTCACCATGTTTGTAGATCTTCCCGTCAATTTCCCCTAAAATAGGTCCTTTAAAATCTAGACAATTCTTGTCTTTACAGACCTTTCTAAAAAGTGTTGCTAAACCGAGACCTAATAGAATCGATATGAATATTTTCCCTAAAGGCGTGTTCAATAATCGTTTTAAATGCATTGTATATATATTCGATTGATTTTTTACACATACCATTATAATAATGGTATGTAACTAACCTTGCGTCGGAATTTTCGCGATGTCCATTGGATTTAGTGGACACGTAACAGGTTTTTGCTCGAACGCAAAACATTGGCTTGCTTTGTCCCGATAAATCATCAATTCCGAGTTCTCTGGACTTGGATAAATATAAATGGTTCGTGTGTCGCCCAATGTGGTATATACAATGAATATACCAATTGCGAAACTGATGATAAATACAGGAATGCTAATATATTTTGTGAGTCGCATCATTTCTATATATTGAGCAAGTATTATTATGTTTCCAGAACATAATCTTACACCTACCGAAAAGAAAAATGAGACAAATAATTAACAAAATAATCTTTTTCCTGATGATCCCTCATTAAAGTATTTTTTATAATTTTTAATAACTTCTTCAACACTTTTATTTTTGGCTTTTCTATATAGTTCTCTATAAGCATCAAAACTAGGACCACTATCTAAAATTGCTATAACATTGTTATTTTCCTCAGCCTTCTCTTGTTCTTCTCTAATATTTTTTCTAATTATTTTATAACTTTTATCCTTATAAATAAAAACACTATGTTTTGTATCGGCTAAATCTAACCAAAAATTATATAACTCTTTATTTTTATTTCTAATAATATTATCATTATCTACGTCTTGTATATGTTTTGTTCTATTTTTTTCAGTTTGTTTTTTTTTAATAGTTCTATTTTTTGATATTTTTAACCAACGTTTTGCGTCATTTTTATTTTTAACTATTTTCCACATATTACCATCATTACCTTTCTTTTTTGTTCCTACACTAAATTTAGTTGCACTAGAAGCGGGTCCTTTTCTCACTTTTAAAGTTTTAGCCATTATATATATAAAACACATTTTTAAAATTTATAATTGACTATTTGGTTTTGTCCCATTTTTATTTTAGGTCGGTGTAATTACCAGAAGCAACATTTTGAGCCTCTTTTTTCTCATTATTCGCCTTCTTCTTGAGACGTTTCTTTTTACTAGCCGACATTTCAGCATCCGGTCTCGACGTCGATTTTTCCTGTTTATCACCTTCTATGCGATACACCAAACTGTTTGGGTCTTCTGTATCAAACAGATTCGGGTTTTTCGCCATAAACTCGTCATACTCATTTTTACGCTTAATATCTTTCGCGTGTTCTTCTAATTGTTTTACAAGTTGTGCTTGTTGCTTTACTTTACCACGTGCTATAAGACGCTCCTTCACAGTCAGACGCTCTTGTGCTTGGTTCATCGCGTTTGTATCGACACGTGCTCCCTTGGGAACATTCATACCCATGTTCTTCATCATTTCTCCCATACCTTCTGCGCCTCCCATGCTCTTCATCATTTCTCCTATACCTTCTGCACCTCCCATATTCTTCATCATTTTTCCCATGCCTCCGGCACCTCCTAAGTTCTTTAACATATCACCCATACCTCCGGCACCTCCTAAGTTCTTTAACATATCACCCATACCTCCGGCACCTCCCAGGCTCTTTAACATATCACCCATACCTCCCTCACCACCTAGACCATTCATCTTCTTCATCATTTCAGAAGCCTCTTTCATCAAATCTTCGCGAGATATTTCACCAGATTCCATCTTACTAGCCAATTTATCCTTCACGGAATTGACGACATTTTTAATCTTTTGGGGATTTTGCATCAATTTTGATAAAACATCCTTTGTTGACGTCATTCCCTCCATATCATCACCAAATGAAGCTGCTATATCTCCACTCATATCCTCGGCTAATTCTTTGGCTAACTGTCCAATTTTACCGTCAAATAAGCCTTGTAAATGACTATGTAAATCTTCCATCTTAGGTAGACCTGCTGTTTTCGAAGTCCCTTCATCCTGGGGTTGTTCGCCACCTTCTGGATCAACCTTTGCTGTCTCCACCTGTTCAAAAAACTGTCCAATATTCTTCATCGCTCCTTCCAATTTAGAATGTAAATCACCTTCGTCTAAATTATCGAACATTTTCATGGTATCCCCAAAATCAACCTTGTCTTTCATCGAATTCACTAAAATTAAAAGAACCACTTGCAAATATTTCCAGATTGTTTCGCGGGTTTTTTCAGACACACCATCGCAATTATAGAGCATTTTAAAATCAACATTTGGTAAGAATGAAGTGTTTATATTGCTATCCTCAGAAAAAATATCAGCATTCTGATTCAGAATATCAAAAAAACGTTCCGGATATACTTGAGAACAATGCTCGTATAACTGATTAAATTCTGAATCCAGAGTTTTTACATTCAACCATTTTGACCATAATGAGGTATACTCTGGAAAAGTTGTAGAAAGATCAGTTGCGAAATCGATAATCGATGCGCGGAAATTATCTGGTGTAGTAGTCGCCATTTTACTATGACTGTATTAGAATTACACGATTTAAACCCTTTTGTTACGAATTAATTTTATCTGGTTATGTATATGTCTGAATATATCAAAATACGATTTTATGTTTACAAACAACAAGTTATTACATATATGAATCACACAACGAAAACACGACCCAAACAAACGTTCTGGGGATTATTTTAGTTCCATTATACTTGAATTGTATTGAATAAATATATAAAGATAACAATCAACTGTTATATATTAGAATGTATCGCGACGAACTACTTCAAACTGTGCGTAGCATTTGTGAACCGGGTAAAGGGATTTTAGCCGCAGACGAAAGTTCCGGAACTATCGGTAAAAGATTCGAATCGATTGCATTGGAAAACACCCACAAAAATAGAATATCTTACCGCGAACTATTGTTCACAACACCGGGTTTACATGAGAATATTAGTGGGGTCATTACATATGAAGAAACCTTATTCGATAAGACATCGGATGGTGAACGCTTGATTCAACCTCTCATCGATAACGAAATTATCGTTGGTATTAAAGTCGACAAAGGTGTAAAACCATTATACGGCACAGACGGTGAAACCGTTACCCAAGGTATGGACGATTTAGACGTTCGATGTCGTAAATACTATGAAGCTGGTGCACGTTTTGCGAAATGGCGTTCTGTATTACACCCTTGAAGATTTAAAACGCCGTTTTTTCAATATATTTTTTCATAGTATATATACTGAATGCCCTCACATAAAAGCGAAGATTACATCAGTTAAGTCTCATTTAGAAAACGAGAGTTCCTTTGTAAATGTAAAAAATTGATTCTAATTATACAACTGGAGTGTATAGTATATTACAAGACTACCTCATAGTAAAATGACGACAGCATCTAATACCGGAACCCACTTTATTAAGTTGTACGACTGGATTCCTATCGATAAACTGGATTGGTCTAGTTTCTCTTCCTGTCCAAATGTGATTTATCTTTTGGAAAAAAACTTGGATAAAGTAAATTGGAAAGAATTGTCTTCCAATCCAAATGCGTTTCATATTTTAGAAAAAAACCTGGATAAAGTGGATTGGGATGAGTTGTCTAGAAATCCAAATGCGATCCCTATTCTGGAAAAAAACTTGGATAAAGTGGTTTGGTTTGGATTTTCTCAAAATCAAAGTCCAAAAGCGATTCATATTCTAGAAAAAAACTTGGATAAAGTGGTTTGGGATAGGTTGTCTGAAAATCCAAATGCGATTCCTATTCTGGAACAAAACTTGGATAAGGTGAATTGGAAAAAGTTGTCTTTGAATCCAAATGCGATTCCTATTCTGGAACAAAACTTGGATAAAGTGAATTGGAATATATTGTCTCGAAATACAAGTCCAAATGCGATCCCTATTCTGGAAAAAAACTTGGATAAAGTGGATTGGAATTGTTTGTCTAGAAATCCAAATGCGATCCCTATTCTGGAAAAAAACTTGGATAAAGTTGTTTGGTATAGTTTGTCTGTGAATACAAGTCTAAATGCGATTCCTATTCTGGAACAAAACTTGGATAAAGTGGATTGGAATGGTTTGTCTTTTAATCCAAATGCGATTCCTATTTTGGAACAAAACTTGGATACAGTGAATTGGACTGGTTTGTCTTATAATCCAAATGCGATTCCTATTTTAGAAAAAAACTTGGATAAAGTGAATTGGAATTGTTTGTCTCGAAATCCAAATGCGATTCCTATTTTAGAAAAAAACTTGGATAAAGTGAATTGGAATTGGTTGTTGTCTATGAATCCAAATCTATTTGGATACGATTACCAGGATATGAGAAATAAAATGTTTAGTAATGGTGGGATTAAGGAAGACTTGGTGAAAAACCGGTTTCATCCAAGAAATATTCGCAAATGGAAAGGGTGGGGGCAATGTGATGTTTGTGATGTTTGCGATGACTTGGATGATGATGATGATTGGGATGATGAAGAATGGTTGAAACATTAAACCATTGGTATTTTAAAAACGGCGTTTTAAATCTTCAAGGGTGTAAAGATCGATGTGGAGAATAATCTACCATCCGATTTGTCTATTCATGAAAATGCGGTAACGCTTGCACGATATGCATCCATTTGCATAAATAATGGATTAGTTCCGATTGTTGAACCCGAAATTTTGATGGATGGAACACACACAATTATACAGTCCCGTAATATATCCGTCACAGTATTGAATGCGGTATACCACGAATTGGCGCGTCACAACGTCGATCTTGATTGCACCCTACTAAAACCCAATATGGTCAGACCCGGGATTGATTCGACTGAGAAAATAGACTGCGCTGAGATAGCCAGACATACGATTTCTGCATTTCAACAAGTAATTCCTGTGAGTATGCCGGGTGTGGTGTTTTTATCAGGTGGAATGTCGGAAGTTGATGCGAGCATGGCTCTGAATGAAATAAATAAGTTTGAAGCCGTCAAACCGTGGCGTCTTACATTTTCATATGGTCGTGCGTTACAAGCAAGTGTATTGGAAGTATGGAAAGGAAAGGTCGAAAACTATGTGGATGCACAAATGATGCTATTGAAACGCGCCAAAGCAAATGGGCTTGCGTCAATGGGCACGTATCAACCCGAGGCAATGGGTGATAAATCACTCCACGTTAAAGATTACGTATACTAGACCTCGTATATCGAGGGTGTTATATGAATTACTTTTTTCTATACTAATTACATATGGAAACCATCGATTCTAGGTTATTCTACGAACTATACCCCAGCTTTAATTGGGAGTATTATCTTAGATTATATCCAGATGTCGTGAACGCCGGGTTTATTACCGAACAACAGACAATACGACACTATATGTTACACGGACGATATGAGAATCGTATATACTCAAAACCAATTGTTGACAATACTCGCGAGGAGACACCCGTTCTATATGATATGACCGCCATTCGCAATAAACAAGTGAATGTATCCGACGCGCTAGATATGTTAGGCTTTAGTAAAGAGGCTACAATTCTTCGCAATAATACAAAAAAATAACACCCCCATATTCTGTTCAAATATTGTCTATTTTCAGTTCATCGTCTCTCGCACGTTTCGTCTTTTTCAGAATATCCATCTGGCGCGTTTTACTATCAAATAAACTCATAGTATTACAAACGTTCGTTTTTATACTACCGCTCGATTCTCGTTTGCGAATATTATATCTATACAACGCATCTTCATATTCGTCATCATCTTCAAAATCGTCTTCATTCGGTGGACTTCCTATCTCATTTTCCAATTTACGAACAAACTCTGTTTGTAACGAAAAAAATGATTTGTTAATAGCTTGTCCTATACTAGCACCTGCTCGTTCAAATCCATCCACATATTTTATGAATTCGGCTTCGCCATATAGTTGACGATTTTCATCCTTCTTTTTCTCCTTTACATAATGAACACCGTTTTTTACGTCGGTTGTTTGTATAAAATTCATGTATTGCGGGTTATCTTTCAGACATTTGAACATGATATTATAGACATTCGTCGCTAAGCAAATCTCTTTATTTGCGATATGTCTGTAATTTTCTTTGAAAAAATCGGTGCATTGCTTCACATACCTGTCTGTAAAATCGTGAATTGATTCCGCGTCTTTGCACGTGTTCGTCAAATAGAAGTTTAGAGTGTTGTTGGTCGTATTATTGGTTGTATTACCCATCTTGGGTATTACATCTATCACCTTGTTTACTAAATCTTGATTCCCCTTTACGGCTTCTTTCAATATCTCTGTGTTTTCTTGGTATTTTTCCATCATTAGTATAAACATCGATTTCATCTCATTTTTTTCAGTTCGTTCCGTGTGTAGCTCCGCTAATAGTTTATCAATCATTTCATCTCGTGGGGGGTGAATTGGTATATTCGTCATTATGGGTGTTTCTTGAATATTCGTCAATATGGGCGTTTTATATGAACATGTTCGTTTATGTCTATATAGACCTGGGCTATATTTGTAAACCTTACCACAATTACAGGAAAACTTTTTATTATCATTTGTGGCGGTTTCAATACCATTTGTGGCGGTTTCAATACCATTTTCAGTTCGTTTATGTTTCATGGTTATAATATGTCGGTCGTAATCACTTTGTTTACCACATGTAAAGTTGCATTTTATACAACTAAATTTTTCGGCGTTTTTCGGCGTTTTTTTAGAAACCATTTATACCTTTTTTACTTATATAATGGTATAACATAAAAACGCCTAAACATAATACGCGCGATTATATTCAAAATATGGATGCAGTCAAAATGTATTATTGGTTTTCTAAATCACTGCATTCCTGTAATAATTCGCGTTTTAATAAAAGGTGTTTGAGAGAGTTCCTCGGATATTCGATTTTGGAACTTTTTAAAAGTTCCATTTGGAAAAACTTTCAACTCTTTTATTTTGACTATTATACAAAAAATTCAATAATAGTCAATATTCGATTTCACAACAATATTATTTAAGAACGCCAATGTTTACTGCAGTCGAGACATGTTACGAAAATAGTCGCCGATTCATCTGCACTACGAGTTTGCATCTCGTAGTAGGTGCATCGGTTAGACCGGCAACGTTTACAAGTATATAAATTAGTGCTGGCTTGAACATTTTCAGTATACTTTGATGCATCGCGTTTCATCTTCTTTTCAATTAAATCCTTCCAACGTTCCGGGTTATATTCCTGATGCGTCATACTCGCAACATTTTGCGGTAAAACCTCACCAGTAGACAATAGTTCACACAATGGTGGTGACTTCTGTAAATTGACGTAGATAGAACGAAGTCGATCTTTGTAAAGAGTTACAAATTGTGGATTTTCCCATTTCTTTACAATCTTTCGACGCGTCGATTCCTTAATCGCATAATTGTAAATCCCCTTCTCCAGATTAATACCCGATGCTTCATCACATCCGTCCAAAATCCCTAGCAACTTGGTGCGAACATTTTCACGGAAGACAGTTGAATTGGATAGTTTACTCATTATACTGTAAATATTTACACTATAATGAATCGAAACGTTTAAATCAATTTTACAACTTTGAATAAGTGTTATTTATTCGGTAATATGAATGTGTATATTTTATAAATATTCTTCTTCGCTCAGCTCGCTTGTGCAGTCTAAATACTCGTCAACAGTATCGTCAATTGTTGTAAATACATTTTCAGGAACGACCTTCTTTTTCTTTTCCCGAGTTGACTTCCTAAGCACCGGTTTGGATTTACGCTTTGGGACATTATCTTCTTCTTCATCTTCATCCCCAGCATCTTCGTCTTCATCTTCATCCTCATCATCTTCCTCCTCCGAATTAGCAGCGTCGTCGTCTTCTACAATAAACCCATCCTTAACATATCCATCTTTTGTGCGTGAAACATCGTCGTCTTCGTCGTCTTCCTCTTCTTCTTCACTATCTTCCGCTCCAATATCTTCAAACCCACCAAACAGTTTTTCATAAACGACGACCCATTGTTTTACACTAAGATCCAGCGGTTCATTATTATCAGTAGTGTTAACCAGTATACAAGAACCGAATAATAATTTGCTATCAACTGGTGGGGGGAAATCATACTTGTTTTCCTGACCAGCACGTCCAGACGTCTTACCGAACAACCTAATATTCACATTCGACCCCAATTTCCATGTAGTTTGACGAGAAAATCCGGCACCCGTCTTCATACCTGCCTTTTTATATAATTCTGCCTCATCGTATGATTTAAGCGACACGCATTTAAGCGAACCAGTTTTTTCAACAATCAAAATCGCAACCATTGTTTTACTAATGATATATTTAGTAAAGTTTCTATATTGATTTTACTATATATTTTATAAGCAATATATATATCATATGTCCGTGAATTCCATATATAAGCCAACTGGTGGAAAACGCTTGTCTAGAAAACGCATATATAAAGTTTCCAACAACAATAAAATGTCTGGTGGTGGGTTTTTTGGTGAGCTTTTTGGTGGTGAAGAACCAAAACCTGTCGATGGTGCTCCTGTCGATGGTGCTCCTGTCGATAGTGTTCCTGTCGATAGTGCTCCTGTAACCGATGGTGCCCCTGTAACCGATAGTGTTCCTACACCGGAACCAACTGTCGATACACCTCCTGTGAATACACCGGAAATTGACGGTGAAGGTAATCCCACATCTCTTGATAATACAATTCCATCATCTGAAGACAATAACGAAAAACCTGGTATTTTAGACAATGCCGTGACCGCCGCAAAAAGTATGGGCTCAATGATGACTGAATCTGCTCAAAATACAATGGATGATTTAACAAACACACCCGATAATGATACGACCGAAGGGTATGAAAGTGACGACAATGCAGAAAGCGTCGATGAATCTGAAAGTGACGGTGCAGAATCGTCTCCTGGTATGAACAATATGGATTATAATGAATTGATATCTATCATAAGTGACCAAAATAACACAATCAAAGAGCAGTCTGCTAAAATCGAAAGACTACTCGAAGGTCAAATAGAACAATTAACTATCAACTCAAACCAATCGTCTCCTCCATTAACACCATCACCCAATGAACCTAATCTAGTAACACCATCACCTACTGGAACGACATCATCCATACTAACACCCTCTCCCCACTTTGATTCGTCAATTTCTCCAATACCAGTTGTGGAAAATAGTGGTATAACACCACTTGAATCCAATTCAATATCCCCGGAATCTGATATAAATGTTGTTTCACCTTCACAACTTGAATTCAATTCATCATCCCAAGAATCGGATATAAATGTTGTTTCACCATCCCCAACATCTACACCACAATCTCTTCCCTCAAGATTGCCTGGTGGAAAAAAAAGTACGTATCGTAAAACACATAGAGTAACCAAAAGGAAATCAAACCACTAAGTTTAGATAACTAAATCATATTCTCGTTCACTCGTATATGGACAAAATTATCCAAACAATATTTATTTCCATCGTTATTATTTATATATTAGACTGTCTAATCAAGTATTTTAGAGATACTTACACTACGAAAAAAACGAAGGATGTAGTGGGGTTTCATATAAAAAAATATCAATCCATGATGGACCAAATGCGAGATAATCCAGAAACTGAAACAGCGCCGACTTCAACAAAATTGAGTGAACAAGAACTCATATATATGAATGAAGAACTTGAATCGCTATTACTAACTGAATTAGGACCAGCATCTCCCTAACTTATTGTAAAACGACATAGAGGTTTCATATGAATACATATAACCATACGTGCACACCAAATATGTCCGTGTCCCAAAATATGATGAATGAATTACTCGGGCGTTTACCCCATTTTGAACTTTCCTATGAAACAATATCACATAAGAAAGTTTCCACTGATTATAATATTACTTTAGCCATTCCATATGGTAAAAAGGCTTATATATGGTTTACATTCTTTCGAGATAAGGATGCATGTTTCCTTATGGAAATTGGACGCGATAAAAAGGTTACTTCTATGAGAATATTATCAGATGTCGATATCCCGACACAACTTGCATATGGAACTATCCTTTACGGTAGTCTGTGTGAAATACCCGATAAGGGTCGCTATTTTGTAACAGAAGACGTCTTATATAGCAGAGGTATCCATGTTGCGAAACAACCCTTTCAGGAAAAAATGGGTTTCCTTTATGAATTATTTACACTGTATCCGCAATGGTTCTGTGAGAATATGCAAATGCCGATTGTGTTGCCCATTTGCTGGAGTCAAACAAGTGATATAGTGAATACTGTTCCCGTGCATATTCAAGAAACGATACCATACACAGTTCATCACATCCAACATCGTTCGCTACGGTTTATTGTTCCCTATATCAATGTGCCTTTCACACGTAATATTATTCCTTCGGCTAACAGTGCACCTAGCAATCTTATCTTTATTTCCCCCGCACTCCCACGCTTCGATTATTCCAAACCACAATATAAATCTTCGACTACGTTCGAAATAAAGGCTGATATTCAGAATGATATTTATCATCTTTATGCATTTGGAAGAGGATCAGAACGCGTTTATTGTGGTATAGCTTATATTCCTAGTTACAAATCGAGTTGTTTCATGAATTCAATATTTCGAAATATAAAGGAGAATCGCAATTTAGATTCTCTTGAAGAAAGTGACGATGAAGAAGATTTTCAAGATATGCGCGAAGATAAACACGTGAATTTAGAAAAAATTATCCCAGTCGAATGTGTTTATACACAAAAGTTTCGGAAATGGACACCCGTAAAGGTTTCCGATGGACGTGGAAACATTGTTCATATTCGTCAACTTTAAAAAATGTCGGTATATACTATAAATGGGTGATAATGTATTACCACCATATAGTCTAGGTGGAAACACAATTTCATCAGAACCCACCGGATTATACAACGCCAGTAGCTTTGGTGCAGCTTATACTGATCCTCCTGGATCTGTAATTCCACCACCAGGGACAGGTATTTATTGTGGAGGTAAACGGTCTAGAAAACGTTCTATGCGAAAATCCAAAAAGTGTAGGAGTAAATCTAAGAAAATGGGATGCAAATCTAGGAAGATGGGAGGCAAATCTAGGAAGATGGGAGGCAAATCTAAGAAGCGTAGATGTAAATCCAAGAAATGTAAATGTTAGGATTTTTCCTCCATTATGTAATAATTATACACATTAAATTTTCAAAGGTGTATAATTGAATATTTGTATTTCAGAATTTGATGATGACTGATAAAACAGACCTCATTTTCTGTATTGTTATTGTATTTAGCATCGTGCGAAATAAAAAACTAGTATTATTGTATATACTTTATGAAACGTGCGGCAACTAAAAGTCCTGGCGTTAAAAAACGTCTCGCAGTATTACTAATAACCAGTCATGGAGAGGTTGACGTTGAACGTGAAATGACCGTTCCGGCTATCAATTTGCATAAAATAAACGCCACTACGAAAGGAGTATGTAACTTAGTGTCGGACGAGTTTCTACTACCATTGGGGGTGATTATGAATTCTGTCGTAAATAAGCGAAAGTCACATTGGAATACCAACGGTATGGATGAAATTACATTTGATAGCGAACCACTTGGAAATAAGGCTATTTCAGATTTAACCAAAAAATTGCGCACCACTATTCGCAAAAATGATGCGGTTTTTACTGACTCTAATAAAAAGGTGAAGGCAAAATCTATCGGTCGCCAATATGATTCCATATTTGGTTCAGATAGCGATGACGACGATGACGACGATGATGACGCCGCTGCCGCCGCCGCCGAGGTCAAAGATAGAGAGGCTGTATACGAAGCACATCTCGACGAGGCTTACGAAATTTCTACGATGAAACATGGCGACAACATGTTGGACAAAATGTATACTGTTGTTCATTCTGAACGTTCAGAAACGAACGCAAATCCATACAACAATGGTGTATTTTATCTCGGCACTCCAGGTCTCGGAGAGTCTCATGTGGTGGGCACACTCCCACATATTCGAAGCACTACTGCTGCCGCCGAAGATGCCGAACATAAGACGTTTCTATTCAGTGAGGTGGTGGCAGATTTGGTAGAAAAGGGATACACCGATGCTATCGTCGTGGATTTGTCTTGTTCCGCAAGCACCAGTAAGACAGGTGACCGATTTTTTATGCGCAATCGCAAAAAAGGCGATAAATCATCTTACGGTGGAAAACAAAGGAAAACACGTAAAAAGATTACCCGTCGCGTGTATAAGAAAAAACGAATCACAAAAAGAAGACGAACCAAACGTAAGTAATGATCGATGAAACACGTAGATATATTAAAAATAATCAGTTTTTATATTCATTATCATATGTGATTATGATAATGGATTTTCAGATAAATATTTCTAACTCACTTTATCCAAGTTGCTAATTTATTTTTTTTCGTAAGGACTATTATACAGCGACGTATAAAAATCTTCTTCAATAACTTGATTTTTGTCCGTAATAATATTTCCAAATAAAAAATTAACATAATCTACATTTGATGTATTTGGGTCATCAATATTCATATTGTATATTCTAATGTCATTTATTATTTTATTTTGTTCAAACCAGAATGATATATAACGAAAATAGTCTTCTAATGAACTTTTATATTTACCGTTTACTTTTGTTTGAATAAAACAGAATTTAATTCGTTCCATCCAACTAGTAGGTAATAATGGTTGGTTCATTCTCCTTTGTATGTTATATTCGGTTGTTTTTTTAACAATTCGTTTAATAAAATTGTCACCTTTCGACTTTACCCAATAAGTATTAATTATAGCATTTAAAAATTCATATGTGTTTTTAATATTTTTAACCAATACGAATAACACCGTGATTAATTTTTCGAGCAATTGTTGTTTATCGCGAATTATATTATCATCTGTAAATTCATAATGTTGTTCAAAATAATTAATTTTTGCATATTTAGTTTGTTGTTCAAGATGGTTATCTGATTTATTCGTATCTGTAACACGACGACCTTGTTTTTTTGTATTCATACTATTCTGAATTTTTTCATCATTCATACGATAATTAGATATAAATAGTGATAATTCTATTATTTCCTTAAATAATTTGGTTAAATATTGTTGGTATTTTTCACTGGTCATTATTATTTCACGCGTTAATATATGATTATTGTCTACATATAAATAATCTATTTTTTTCAAAAAATCTTGAATCATATCTATATAATCGGAATATGCTTTAGTATTGAGTTTAATTTCTTCTTCTATTTCTAATGTATGAGTATTATCATATACATTATTGGCTATATCTAATTTTGAATGTGTAATATTCAAAGCTATATCATTTTCAACACCAATATAATAGTCTGCATTTATTGTCGATACCTTTCTTATTTTTGCTAATTCGAATTCTCTTTCTTGTTTTTCTTTATTATATTTGGATTGTTTTAATCGTGTGATTTGGTCTGATGTTCTTTCATAATTGTATACAATTTGGTCATTAATTTCTAAATAACCAGAACATGTGGGTATTTCTTGAGAAGGAATTCTAATAAATACATTTTTAATTTCAGTTAAACCAACAAAATTTTCAGCTTGGGTATATATATCCATATTTCTACTTAATAGAATATGTTTATGTTTATCTTTATGTTGTTACACATAAACATATTCTAGTAAGTAGAACATTTGAATTTATCCAAGTTAGAGAGGGAAATGGAAATCGGACAACAAAGTTGTACCATTTTTCACATCGTCTAATTGAGTTATTTCAATAGATCTGTTATAATATTATAATCTTGGTTATGATTGTGTTCGCATATTTCAATAATATTCTGTTGAGTTGATACACTACCATTCCCTATAACTAACTCCCCATAAAGGTCATTGTTACTCATATGTATAAAATATTTATTAGGTTGTTTGATAATTTGAACAATGTGTGATTTATTTAAGATGATTGATGTTAACTTAATAAATTGTTTCATTTGTAAATAATAATAATAAATATATTTATATCGTTTTTACAATAAAAACATATGTTTTTTACACCTTCGGACATTTAAAATGGGACAAAATCCCATAAAAAGAGTCGGTTTTTAGACCAGAAAATAGTATTTAACTGCTGATAATTTATAATCACTACGTTTATAAGTTGACGTTAATATACTATTATAAATAACAATAATATATATACTTATATTATATGTCCAAAACAGTCAATGTCGACTCTCTCACGAAAGACGGCGAATTTTTTACGAATGATGTTTTAGAACAAATGAATGGAAACGGTAAACTGAATGAACATTTACACCCTTGGTAATTTAAAACGCCGTTTTCACAGCATAAAAAATAATCAAAAGTGTAAAATCAATAGGCAATCTTTTCATTGCCGATCGTCTTACTTACCCCTGCTATT